GACCCACTCACAGCTTACCTCCAGCTGGCGGCGCAGTATTCTCGAGCTGCGTCAGGTCGTAGCGCCCGCTCGAGTCCTCTATATACCGCTCGCGCCCAGGGCCCTTGCTCCAGTAGTCGATGTTGCGCTGGCAGATCATCCGGCCGCGTCTAGCCTTCTCGTCGGCGCCGGTGAGCATGTGCGGCCGTGGCGTCGACGGCTTCCGGCGCATCTGCGCTCCGCACCCGTCGCAGACCGGTGCTGCGGCGTCGCTCTCGCGCGGGAAGATGTCCTCGTCGACATGCCCGCACCCGTCGCAGATGTGCTCAAGGATCGGCATCACGGCATCCTGTAGCAGCGGAAGGCGTCGAAGTAGACGGTGATGTTGTTTGCATCCGTCACGTTAGCGCCTCCAATGACAAATCCTTGTCTTCCCGTATTCGGCGGATAGGCGTGCGGAGTCTGGCTAGCCCAGTTTCCCAGGGTATCAAGGCCGGAAGGGAATGCAGGCGGGGCCGTATAAATCGGTGTGTTGTTACTCGCCTGGTGCCAGATATCGGCAAAGGTCTGGAACGTGGGGCTGGCCTTGTCCACCTCCGTGTGACCAATGGCCATCTGCAAGTGGATGTGCAGGTCGCCGGGATCGGCGTCGAAGGACGTGATCATTCGGTACAGGTGCCAATCATCGCCGCGCAGGTTGGGGAGGACGTTGTCCGCGTTGGCCGGGAAGTAGCGAAGCAGGTTGTTTGCGCTGATCCTCCTGGCCCGCAGACCCGAGGACAGCGGGTCATAATACTCGGTGGTGAGGGCCTGGGAGCCGCCGGACTGGAGAGATAGACCCTGCCGACCTCCGAAGGAGTCTTCGGCCCACGGTCCCCAGCGATAGCCTGCGCGCGAGAGACTGGTGAGTGACTCGCAGCGCTGGATGAGCATGGGTCCGAGGGGCGAGCCCTGGCTCGGCCGTGTCGGGTGGTTGTAGCCGTTGCGGATGGCGATCTCGGACATGACCGGGCGATCGGTGTCAGTAGCCGCCGCCTTGAGCAAAAGCTCGACGAGAGAGATGTGGTTTGCCGCCTGCTGTCGGGCAGACATGCACCACTGACCGTGATTCACCAGATTCCGGTTGGGGAATGAACTGTGATCGAAGCGGTGAAGGATCAACGGGTAGTGCGAATCGCTGCCGCACATGAAGCTGATATCGAAGTCGTCAGCAGGTGTGTTGGACGGGAACCTCTCGTAGTATTCGACCCACAGCGCGGTGTTGCTGCCCGTCAGCGGGTCGTCGGTGTTCTCGTTGAAGGTCACCGCGCCAGTCTGGTAGTTGATCGACGCCGTGACGGCATTGTAGCCACTGCCGTCGGGATCGAAGCCGCCGGCGCCGTCGTCCTTGCCGATGTAGGGACCGTTGTAGGCGGTCCAGCCGTAGTCGATGGCCCGTGCAGCCCAGAACCGCATAGACCCTGGGACAATGTCCCAGCGCGTGTCCAGGGGTAGCGTGCCGACGATGGTGTCGCCGGCTCCGGTTGACCCGATTCCGAGCAAGATGCGATTGGCGTTGCCCTGCATGACCCTCTCCTAGTCCCAATTCTCAAACTCTTCCACGTCGTCGGCGCCGTCGTTGAAGTCAGCGCTAATCGCAGAGCCCTGGTTGTAGTCTATCTCTCGATTGCTAGGCGCGGTTTCAAAGCCTTCGTATTCATCCGCGCCGTCGTTAAACTCAGCCGAGACTGCGAGAGACTCGACGAAGTCGGCCTCTCGATTACTCGGCGCATTCTCGAAATCTTCAATCAGCGCCGGGTCACCGAGATCCATCTCGAGCACAAACTGCAAGAAGTGGCCGGTCCCTACGATGGCGGTCGTATTGTACACGACCGATGCGGAGTCGCTGTCACTCTCGTCGCCAACCGTCACGTCTTTGGAGAAGACTTCGAGGTGCCCGTCGAGCAAACAGCGTAACCGCCACGTTTCGCCTGCGGCGAAGAATGATGGGGTGACCCACTTGTACGAGAACTTGAAGAAGTTGTACGCCGTCAAATCGACGGCCGACAAGTATGGGGCCCCACTGTCGTCGACAGGTATGCACGTCTGTCGCATGAACAACGGTCGCGTGTCGTAGTAGATGTTGACGTCTTCTCCGACGCCCCAAACACCCGCGCTGTCTTCACGCACTGCCACGCGCGGGGTCCAGTAGTCCAGCCATCCTTTGACGCCAGTTCCAGCGATACCCCCGTCCCCGTCGTCGGTCGCTACTTCGGTCGTGTCCCTGCGCACCGAGACGGACCCGCCCTTGACGTAATGCCCTTCCGTGATCGGGAGCGCTACTGGGCCAAAGCTATCTGCAATCCCTGACGTACCCACGCCGATCGTATGGATGCGAGACTCTTCGGCCGCTAGCGGCTCAGACAGATCGATGCTCCCCAGGGTAGCAACATGCTCACCTTCCGGCGGCGGCCAGACACCTGGGGAGGGGACCTGAGACCCGCGCTTGACCCCGAGCTGCGCGTTAGGGTCGTAGCCGGAGTATTGCCAGTTGCGAGCCTGGCCAATGACGTGCGGATCACGACGCGCCTCGAAGCCGCTGTTCTTGATGATTTCGACGGTGAGCGTCTCGAAGGGGTAGGCGTCGTCGAGGGTGCCGCCTGCGTCGTTCTCTGCTTCGGCGAAAACATTGTAGGCGTACGTCTCGAAGAGCTGGCCACCCGTCGGCGCCAAGTTGAAGTTGTAGCCCCCGCTCCCGTCGCTGACGAAGGTCCCCGCCCAGCCGCTTTGAATGCCGTCCGCAGGCGTAGCGGCGCCATTGCCGTCATAGGCTAAGTAGCGTGCTTCCTTAGCCGCACCAATCCAGATCTTGGTCTTGGTGTAGTCGACAGTATTGGCGGAGTCAGCGATGCTCCCCTGCACTGACGTGTTCAACGTGACGTCAGATTGCCCTGACGTCGGAGACGTCGCCGTCAGCGTCATAGTGTTAACGTCGGCCCCGTAGAACAGCTCCCGATTCTGGTCCTCGTCCAGGGCCGTGCCGTCCCACATCATCAGGTTGTCGAGGAAGCCGTACATAGAGCAGTTGGTGCCGCCTCGAGTGGCTCCAATCTGCAACTTACTGCCCGTCGCCTGCGCGGGGGTCGTCGGCGCACCAAAGGTGTCTGTGCCGACAAGCGCTCCATCAACACGTAGTTCCAACGTGCCCGTGCTCTGCACGTAGGTCATGGCGCACAGGTGCCACTGGCCAAACATCTCGGCCGCGAAATCTATTGGGTGGCTGACCACTACGACGTTATTAAGCGCATCTCGGACCTGGCACCCGATGTAGGGAGCTGTGGCGCCAGGGGAGAGATACATGGCGTAGTTGTAGGGCCAGAGACCAGTTCCCAACCTCTTTGCCACTATCATCCAGAAACTGTCGATGCCCCCGACCAGAGTCCAATCTTTAGCGTTGACCCAGATGGCGATGGTGAAGTCTCCAGAGAAGTCCAGCAACGGACTGGCCGCCGCTTTCTCGATGACTCCGCCGTTGGGGTCGCCGGCGTTGGGCAGAGGGTCGTTGCCGGTGAAGAAGATGGAGCGACCAAACTGTCCAGGATAGTCTGGATACCCTGTGCCCACGAAGGTCGCACCGGGTGTGTAGGTCAGCTCTATACCGCCCAGCTCAGGGACAACCGGGTCGGCGACGGTGTCGTCGAACTTCCACCAGAAGTCTGGGGCCGGGATGCTCATAGGTGCGGTGCCTCCTTGATGTCAGACCCGTGGACCAGGTCATACATCGCCTTTTGAGTCACGACCTCATCCCACCAACGCACGGCGTGTATCTGACCGTCCCATCCCCCAGTGGCATCCTCTCGGCCGCCGAAGCACAAGTCGCGAGGATCTTGGTCGTGCGTGCCCGAGATTGTGTCTTCCGCGACCAAGGACCCGTGGACGTAGGCGCGTGCAAACTGCTCTGATAGATCCCAGGTCATGGCTATGTGCGCCAGCTCTCCAGCGACCGGGATGACGTTAGTAAACAGGTTCTTCCCCGTCCCAGATGTCCACGGCCGATAGTGGAAAAGCCACCCAGCTGTGAGGTGTGTGCCCATATAGAACACGTCTTGCGACGCATTCCCCTTGGACACGGCCCTGCGTGAGCCCAACGACCCCACGCTGACGAGGGCCTCCACCGTCAAATCATGGTGAAAGCCAAAGTCGGCATGGGCCGGGATGACGATCCGGTTCGTAGACGTGTTGCCGTCAAATTGGCGGCCCTTGGAGCTGACCGGGCCAGGGACCAAGGGCACGGAGCCGATGACGGAGCCGTTGTGGTTGCCCTGGTCGTCGTAGACCACGGCACCCTCGCTGACGTTGTCGAAATTCCACGCGGCGACGATGCTCATTTCAGACCCCCGGCCAAGTCCGTCTGCGCGTAGATGGTCTTGTAGGTCTTCCAGACCGGGCGCGGGTAGCTGTTGAAGAGCACGTCGGCCATGCGACAACGCGCGCCGACACCGCCCCCCGGGTAGTTGCCGATGTGGGGCGACACGGTGCCGGAGCCGAAGGAGATGGTGGTCGGCGGACTGGTCACTTCCAACTCGTCGCGCTCCCAGGCCCGGGTCACGAAGTCGTACTTGAGAAAGCGCATGTTCGTGCCGTCGAAGGTGCACTCGATGAAATACCAGCGGCCGGCGGCGGGCGCGGCGAACGATGGCGTCAGCTGCTCATTGCCCACGGCCGTATCCAAGATGTAGTCCCAGGCGTTGCTGGTGTTAAGGAGGACCACCGGTCCCTGCTCGTCGGTGCCGTCGATGACGTTGAACAGGTGCTGTTGGGCGCCGGTGAATGAGTCGAAATAGACGAAGAAGGCGAGTGAGGAATAGGACACGGCCTTGAAGTCGGCGTGCGCGGCCACGGACACCAGATGGGCGTTACTAGAGAAACGCAGTGCGGACGTGAATGGCATACCCGCTACAGCTGTCGGGATGGCCCCGGTGATCACGCCGTTGTGGGGACTCGGCTTCCCAGTCACGTCGTAAGCCGTAACTCCAGACGTCTCGTCCAGGCGCAGTAGCAGCTCCGTGTTTCGATCTGGTAGTAGGCGCCTAACCATCAGCTCCCCAATAGTGGCGGCACCGCACCGACGCGTCGCGGCCCAACCTTGTAGATCGGCGCAAAGAGCGCGCGCAGGTTGTAGACGTTGAGGCGATAATTCGAGATCACGAACTTCGGCCCGCTATTGAGCGTGTCCTCTTCGGCAATGTCAGGAGCCCGGACGAAGAGCTTGAAGGGCCCGCCGGCCTGTAGAGCTGGCGTGTAGGCCACGACGAGCGTGTCGGTGAGTGCGTAGAGGTCGTCACCCTGCCCGGCCACACCGGAAGTCAAGCGCCAGTCTGCCGTAGTGCCGGTGAGCCCCACGTAGGCTTCAATCCGCTCATTGAGCGGGAAGTTGCCGCGCAGCTCGAGCCGGTGCCCGCCGTTGTACGGCAGGGTATCCGGCGTCACGCTGGTGATCGTCAGGGCCATCAGGTTACCGTGAGGTTGGCGTCTTGGATACGCACCAGCTGGTTATCGAGAATAATCACATCCGCGGCCGGCGTCGTCAGCGTCACGTTGATCACGCCGGACACCTGCATGACGCGCTTGATCAGCTCGTTGCGAACGACGTCGCCGGAGATGCTCAGACCATTGATGTAGTCTTTGACGGCCGTTTCCACGTCAGCGACGGCCTCGTCGCGATCGTAGCCCTCTTCGATGAAGAGGTTGCACACGACGTTCTGTACCAGCACCTGGGGCACCAGGGCGCGCACCAGCACGCCGGCCGCTCGATGGCCGGGGTAGTTCTCGCGGTCGGTCGGGTCGCCGTCGATGATCTTCTGCGCGAGCGCGATCAGCCCGGTGTAGTAGTCGTAGGTGCTCGCGGTGATGACCTCCGCCGCAACGAGAGGTGGGTCGAACACGAGCTGGGCATTGGCCAGGTTGAGCGTGTAGTCGGTGTTCTCCACCAGGGCGCCACGCGTGCTACTCGAAAGCGCCAGGGTGCCGTCGACGATGGGCCAGTTGTCGAGGTAGAGCACCTCTTCGCCGCCCACCGCGGAGTCGGCCGGGGGCCCGAGCAGACCGGCCGTCACGTTCTCCGGCGCCGAGATAGTCTGGAAATCCTCGGCGGTGCCGGTGCCGTCGTCGATGTAGAGCGTCACCAGGCCGCGGTTGACGCTGTCCTCGATCACCTTGGTGAAGAGGATGGTGGCGCCAGTGTCCGGGTCTGATGCGCCCAGCACCGCCACCTCGAGCGCCCCTACCGTGCACCTGGCCAAAGATGCCACGTACGACTTGATGCGCGCGCGGAAGCTGTCGTCGCTCTCTTCATCGCGGCCATGCAGGGTAGCGGCGGGATTCGTCACCTCGTCGATGTTCGTCACCTTGGTCACGAACTTCACGATGGTGTCAGCGGCGACTTTACCGTCCGCGCCTGGGCTCTCCGCCGCCACGCCGCTCTCGACGTCCCGGCCGACACCGTGGCCGGAGATGATCTCCGGGCTCGTACTGGTGAGCTGCGCCGCGGTGGTCGTGACGAAGATGATGCCTCCCGCGGTCTTCACCTTGGTGCCGGCTGGGATGTCGACCGTCTCGCCGCCGCCCAGGGCGGTGGCCTTCGAGAAGACCACGTTGCCAGTGGCCTTTGCTGCCTCGAGCCTGGTGATCACTGCCGGCTGGATATCCGCGGCGCGCTCGTCCAGGGCCTCGCCTGTGGCGGTGTCGATGTTGAACTCGGTGAGGATCAGGCTGGCCGCGTAGTACAGCTCGGCATCAGACATCGCAGAGGCCGACAGGAGGTGCTTGACCATCGCGCTGTCGCCGACGTCGCTAAGCTGCGACTTGGCGACGACGCCGGCTATCATGTCGGCGAGGATCTGCTGGTGCGTGCGTATCTGAAAGCGTGCCATCGTCTCTCCTACGTCACCGGCAGGATCACGTTCGTGGCGTCAGCCATCCCGCGAGGCTCGACCTCAGCGTCAGCGATGACCCGGTCTGGTGAGCCTGTCTCCGGAGGTTCGAAGGTGACCTTGCGCACGTTGGCCACGCGAGCGTCGGCAGCGATCGACTCCGAGAGCCGGAAGCGAGCCATCTCCACATCGACCGGCGTGAGGCTGGTCCCCACGATGCGCTGCAATCCGAGCTGCTTGTAGAGTTGGTCGGTGCCGCGCTCGGTGTGCACACGAACGGTGAGCCCCTGGGCTAGGTTGTCGAGGCCCTCAGCCGGCGCCACATCGGTGGACCCGCCCTCGGTGTCGATGGCGACGTCGTAGAACCCGTGGTTGTCGCGCTCGAGCTTCGTATCGACGCCGAAGAGGTGCTCGTCGGCCGGAGCCGTCTGCGGCACCCCCAGCACCGGGAGGTCGACCTCTGCGGTGATGGGCTGAGAGAAGTTGGGGATCAAGATCTTGCGCCCCACGCCAAGCACATTGTTGAGCGCGGTCTCGTCGCTGGGGTCGAGGCTGGCGGAGGCTTGCTCATTCACAAAGGGCGGGCGCAGGCCGTTGACCAGCGCGATCTCCTGCCACAGCCGCGCGTCGCCAAGGAAGGCAGCCGCCAAGCTCGCCAGGGTGTCGCCCTGGGCGACCGAATACTGCCTGGCGCCGGTGTACTGCGGGCGCGCATCGTAGGGCAGCAGCTCGCCTTCCGCCGACTCTACTTGGCCAGCGGTGTAGCCGGTGCCGGTGTCGAGGTCCGACATCGTCGAAGGCGGTGTGGCCGACTCCGCGGCTTCCTCTTCTGCATCCGACAGGCCCGACACGTTGGAGCTGTTGCGCGCCCCGCGCACCTGTTTCTGCGCGTCGGTCTCGAAGGCCGCCGACTGCGACCCGATGCGCTCGAGTCCCTTCTGGAGCGTGTAGAACCGCACCAGAGTCTGGACGGTGAGCTTGATGTAGGGCTTCGCCACCTCGTCGGCCGCGGCCTCTGCATTGGCCGCCACCCGAAGCGCGTTGTCGATCATGGCGGTGGTGTTCGTCACCAGCGTCAGCGGCGAGAGAATGAGGTCGGTGACGCCCTCAACGTACGCGTCTGCCGCGTCGATGATGCTGTTCGCGTTCGTGATGATGACGTTGAAATTCTGCACCAGGCCCTCGAGCTGGCCAGTGAGTAGCGTGAGATCTTGCACGGCCCCGCGTGCGACCTTGAGCCCGGTACTGATAGCGCTGGCGGCATCACGCAGCCCGTCGAGCACCGTCTTGTCCTCGGAGACGACCAGGCGCGACGCGTCCGCTTTGTCAACAACGAGCAGTTCAATGCTGTAGTCGTACAGGTTGTTCCGCCCGCGGCTGCGCTCGAGCGTGAACTCCATGGGCACGACGAGCCAGTGCTCGCCCTCGCGCGGGATGTGGAAGCGGAGGAAGGTCTCGCCGGCCGTCGCCGGGTCCCGTTTGAGGTCGCCATAAGTCCGGAAAACTGCGTCCTGTAGGTACTGGAAATGGCGCTGGCCGGAGATCTTCTCGATGACCGCGGCCGGCAGCGACCGCGCGTAGCTCTTGCGCACGTCGGTGACGCCCAGGGCGGACCCGCTGGACGCGATCAGCGGCCGCGGCTTGAAGCCGGTGGTCCCCTGGATGCGCAGGCTGCGCTGGATGATCCCGTTCTCTTCGACGTAGAGCCCGCCGCCCAGGGTGGGCGTGGTCTCGACGGTGAAGGGCTCAGAGAGCGTGTAGGACGTGGGATTGATGACCAGAGGGAAGAGGAAGGTCCGGGTGCCTGTCGTGAAGCCGCCGGCCGCCACCGATGCCGGGACCTCCAGCTCGAAGAAGTAGAGCATCTTCTTCAAGAACTTGTCGTCGCCGGTGCGGAGCTGGCGGTTGTATTCGGAGATCAGCTGGGCCGTCTGCGTAGGCTCCGCAAACGCCGCTATCTCGTCGCCAACCCGGTCCAGTATGGCCACAGCTCACCCCTCGCTGGTCTCGAGCCACGGTACACGATTTCCAGGGTTATTGCATACCGCCAATAGTCTGGAAACTCTCAAGCGAAGGGCGTGTTGACCGGCCCAGGGTACACGATGAAGCCGCCCAGACTGGCCGAGAAGACCGGAGCCGCCAGCGTCGAAGTCGCCGCCAGCGCGATGGACCGGTCCCAGGGGATCTCCACAGGAGCCGGCGGAGCTGTCGCTGGCCCCAGCGCCAAGGTGGCCGCGCCCGCAGCGATGAACGCCCCGGGTAGCGCCGGCAGCGTCACCGGGGGTGTCGCAGAGACCGCCCCTGGAAACAGGGTCGCAGCTCCGGCCGAGACTGCGGCCCAGAACGCCGTGATGCCGGCCGTAAGCGCCGCCGGCGCCGTACCTGGCCCGGTGAGCCCGGCGTCCATGGCAGCGACCAGGGCCGTCTCGCAGCCGTCCAGAATCGGCCCAGGCACCGGCGGGCTCGGACCCCCGCCCTCGGCGAACATGGCGGCGTAGGCGTAGCCCCAGGCTTGCCCGACAGTGTAGAGCGGCGCCGACGGCGGATCGCCCGGCCAACCCGCGCCAGCTCCAATCCCGGGCGGGAGGTCGGTCGGGTCATTAGTCGCCGGCACCATGAAGTCGGCCATCTTGGTCGCCATGGTGGCTGCGGACATCGCCATGGCTCACCCGTCGGGGAAGATGACCTTGGTGCTCTTCACGTTGGTCGCCAGGTCAGGCGCCCCGATGATGGGCACCGGTGGACCCGTGGGGCCCATTGCCGAAGCGTGCGTGTGCGCGTCGAATGCTGTGAGCAGCGGCTTGATCGTACCGTTCCACCACGTCTCGAGGTGCTCGAAGACGGCCGCGTGCTTCGCGGTGCCGCCGCCGTCACCCACCGTCAACGTCGCGTCGCCGTCCCCGCCCTCGACCTTCATCGCCGCCTTGACCCCGTCGAGCAGCACCTCGTAGAGGTTCTCCCAGAGCCTGGCCGCAGCGAACGTCGCTGGTGAGGCCCCGCTCATGTCGTACAGCTCGTCGGAGATCTCTGCCGCTTGCTGCGCCCGCCGGTACTGCGAGCCCTTCCCGTCAGTCGGTGGGCCTGGCTCAGTGCCGTCGGGGTTGAGAGTGCCGTCGTTCGCGCGCGTGGTATCGACGACGTGGTCGCCGTTGTCAGCAATGCCGTAGTAGCTGCCGTGGTGGCGGAAGAAGTCGGGGTCACCGTCGGCGAGCTTGAGCCGCTTCCGGTGACCGATGTCATTGTCGCCGTTGCCCACGTCGACGGACGGATGCGACACGCCCCCGAGAATGATCGGAAAGTTGAGGTTGTTATCGACGAAGCCGATCAACACGTGGTCGCCATCCCAGTTGGCCGGGTTGCTGCTCTTGTCGAAGTCAGGCGTGGAGCCCTCTGCAACGTCCACCGTCGTCGCGCGCGGCTTCCACACTCGCCCGCTGTGCATCCCGCCACGGTCTTGAAGCACCGGCACGGCAGGCAATTTGATGAAGCGCAGATTGGCGAGCGTGGAGTAGGCGAGCACGTCGCAGAACACGCCGAGCTGGGCACGGTCTTCCCGCCAGTTGGGCGCTCCATCCTCGTCGGTGGTGTAGGTAGCTGTCACCACCCCCCGGAGGTGCAGGCCCATCGCTGACGGCGCTGCGTCGCTTGGCGTCGTCGTAGGAATGCCCGCCTGCATCACCGACCGGCCAACGGGCCTCGTCGTGTACCTCATTGTCATGGCTTCTCCCTACGCAAAGCCCACCGTTGCTACGGCCTGGTGCGGGGTGGCGAAGAGCGGGGTCCGGTACTTGTCGGCCAGGTCACGCACAGTCTGGACGTAGTCGGTCATCGTGCCCCGCCAGCCCCTCGTCACAAGCATATTCGTCCGCAACCCAACACCCATCGTCCAGGCGTTAGTCACCTCCTCGACGTAGTACATCTCGTCGAGGAATCTGGTCGCGCCCGGGATCAACACCCGCGTGCCTGCGCGGATGTCCGGTCGGCCCACGCCCAGGGTGATGGTCCCATTGAACAGGTACGGGTTGATCGCGTACCAGTCACGGAGCTTCTGCCGGAGGAAGGGCGCCAGCGTTAATGCCGTCGATGAGCCGTCGGGCGCCTCGTACCGCGACTCCACATCGAAGCGACGCAGCCCATGGATCAGGATATCCTCTTCGTCCCAGAGTGGCGTGGCGAGGTCCATGATGCCAGTAGCCACTGCTTCCTGAGTCGTCTGGGGGCCGACGAAGAAGGCGTTGTAGCGCTCGTGCCCGCCGCGACCGACGTCCTTGCGGTCGACGTCCTGCTTCGCGACGGTGTGCAGCGGCAGGTCAAACCACGGCGAGTCAAGTCCGAGCGGCGCTTCGACGAAGGGCTTGCCTCGAAGGATGTACCCCATCTTCGTGTCGGCCGGGCCGTACCCCTCGCTAATCAGTCGCGAGCTGTTCTGGCTGATCAACTCGGAACCAAGCGCAGCGTCGTCGAGATATGTGTCGGCGAACAACTCGGTGAAGAGCGGGTCCGACCACTCTTTGGCCAGGTCCCATGCTGTGCCCTGGGGGGCCATGAAGTTGGTGCTCAGCGACAGTCGCCTCGGGTCGTTCACGTTGGGATTGACGAAGGGCGCCATGGCGGAGAGAAAGGATTGGCCGCCGAAGTTGGGCACCGTCTTCGGAATCAGCCAGTTGGCGCGGCCGTAGTCGCCCAGTGGTTCCAGCCATTCACGAAGGAAGCGCTGCACGGTCTCTTCGACGGAGTAGCCGCCGATGTTGTCCGCGCTCAACACCTGATAGGCCACGCCGCCGGCCACATTCTCGAGAGTGAAGCGGTTGAACCAGATCGGTGTGAGCTTCCATATCTTGGTGATGTCGCGGCCGGTCACCGTATAAATCACCGTCGTCGCGCCGCGAGAACCCACGCTCGAAGCCTCACGTATCTCGTCGACAATCCCCCGCATGGTATGCCATTGGCGGCCGTGGCGCTTGAAAGTGATGTCGACCCAGTCGTCGTCGACAATGCGGTCAAGTAGCTTGTCACCGCCGCCCTCGAAGAGGTTGAACGAGAAGGTGCCCGGCTCACCGCCGACACCTTTCGTCGTCGTCACCGCCGTAAGGCACGACTGCTCGTCGGTGATGAAGCGCCCCGTTGCCTGAGTTCGGCCGATACTCTTGAACAGCACCGGATCGTCTTCGCGGTGGTAGATGACCACCTCTGCCGACGAGGTCTCACTCCCTTGGAAACCGGGGCGCCCAGGATTCTGTAGGTTCGTGCGGCTCATTGGCCACCCGACGCCGGCGTGTTAGGCACCTTGTAGCCTATCTTCGTGAAGAAGTCGGCCATCACTGCCGTCGTGCCCTCGAGGTGAGAGACGAACATGGGGAAGGTGCGCGATGATTTCTCCATGAGCTTGGAGAAGGACGCGAGCGGTTTGTCGACGAGATCGGTGAACGCGCGGTTCGTATTGAGCGTGGTCTGCTCGAGTGTCTGCACCGTGCTAGCCAGACGGCTACCCAGGTCGAGCTGCTGGTTGAGGATACCCGCCTGGCGCTTCATGTTCGGCGCCAGGGTAGTCACGATGGTCTTGACGTCGGAGACGAGCTTGTCCGGGGTGATCTTGGCCGCCTCTCCGCGTGCAGCCGGGTCCGCCTGGAGGCGCATCAGTTCCTGCCGCTCTTCGTCGGTCAAGGTGCCACGGTGCCGTTTGTACATGAGCCGCGCCTCTTTGCGCCCGACCGGCATCCCCGCACGACCCATCGCCCGGTGCAACACCGCCATCCCCTGGTGCGGAGACCCCGCCCCCCTCGTCACCAGACGCACGAACTCGTTAAGCCGCGAGCTGCGCTGCTCACCGGTGAGCCCCTCGAGCCCCTCGAGGTTCTCCATGGCAGTCCACCACTCCCGCATCCCGCCGCCGCGGAAGCCGCCGAAAGCGCGCATCATGGCGATGTCGACACCCGACTGCGGCCCGCCCCCGGAGATGCGCTGGGCGGCCGTCACCGCGCCCCTGGCGACCATCACACCGCGCAGCACCCCGAGCCCCATCGACGAGGCTTCCTTGCCGATCTCAGCGATCGACGTCGGATTGAGCGGCATACCAGTCTGGCGCCACTGCATGAAGCCCTGCGCCATGGTCTGCAAGTAGTCATTCACCTCGGAGCCCTTGAGCCCCAGGGCGGTGGCCTCGGCCAGCGTCTTGGCGAGGGCCTCGCCGCCGGCGCCGGGCGCGCCCACCTGCATTCCGACCATACCTCCGCGCCGCTGTGCGCCCAGGAAGGCGCCGATGGTCTGCTCCTGCACCCCGAAGCGTGTCCTGGCCGCCATGCCCACGTCGAGCAGCCCGGCTCCGCGCAGCTCGGAAAGCGTCCCGCCGCCGGCCTGGACGATGGAGCCGGCGACCTGTAACGCCTCTTGCTCGCTGACGCCCATGAGATCTTTGCCGTAGCGACGGATGTCCCCCAGGATCGCCCGCTGCCCGGCCTGACGCTGCTTGTTCCGCGCCCTGCGCGCGGCGTTGCGCTGCTCGGCCTTCCGGCGCTCGAAGTTGGCCGTCGTCTCGACGCCGGCCGCGAAGTCGGCGTCCAACTCAGCCTGGCGCTCTGCGAGCAGCTCTCGTCGAGCAGCCGTGCGCGGCTCGCCCGCGCGCGTCTGGTCGTACTTCATCTTCTGTTCGCGGGTGTGCCGCTCGTAGTGGTTCTCGCTCTTCCGACGGCGCTCGACGTCGCGTAGGTTCTGGCGCCGGTCTTCAAGGATCTGCGCCTCGCGCTTGTTGATCGCCTCGGTCGAGATGTCCCCCAAGCTCGCCTGGGGGCCGGTGCCTCGCGCGGCCGCACGCACGCGGTCGCTCGCGGCCTGGGTGTTTTCCAGCCTTTCCAGGCCCCCAGTACCCATGACGTCGTAGAGCTGCGGGGCCAGGCCCAGGCGCTGCCGTTGGAGCTGGATCGCGCCCTGGGCGAAGCCTGCGACGGTCTGGAGCTGCCCGGCGAGGGCCCCGCCTATCATCGGGATGCCGGCCAGTCCCTGGGCCACGCCACCGACACCCTGGAACAGCGACATGCCCACGCCGGTGGCTCCCGCACGCCCGAGCTGCGCGCCGAAGCCGAATGGTGCACGAGCGCCGCGCCCGACAGCCACACCGGCCGCCTGGCGGACAGCCCCCGGGCCGCGCTGGAGAAAGGTCGCCCCGGGCACCGCGCCCTGGAGGAAGCCCTGGAGGAAGGCGCCGCGCGCGGCCTCCGCCTCCTGCTTCATCTGGCGGACGGCCTCCGCCTCCTTCTTGAAGGCGCGCTCTGCCGTCGACGCCTCGCGCGCCAGACGTCCGTGCTCCCGGTTCAAGTCCTTGAGGGTGCCCTCGAGCAGCTTGTAGTGCTTGGTCCCCTCGGGGACGCCTTCCATGGCTTTGACGACGCGGTACTGGTCCTGGGCGACATCCTGCATTTCCTTGCGCAGGCCGTCGAGAGCCTTTCCGAACTCCTTGACGTCGTCGGTGTAGCGCTTCGAGAAGAAGACCGAGCCCGAGATCTTCTGCCCCAGGCGTACGAAGCCGGAGGCCTTCTTCTCGACCTCAGCGTAGCCACGGGCTTGCTGTTGCAGCACCGCGGTCGTGTCGCGACCCGCCTGGTTGATAGTTCGGGTGACCTCGGAGAAGCCCTTGACCGAACCCTGGACGATTAGATTGGTTGTGTAGTCACGCGGCATCGACGCCCTCATTGAAGTCGGGAATGATCCCCATCTCTAGCTCGCGCTCCCACTTGTCGGCCAGCGCGTCCTCTGCTTCGCCTTCCCCTTCAATGGCGCGGTTGAGGTCCATCAGCTGCTTCAACAGCTCCGCCTGGTCCCCGCACCCGTGCTCGAGGTCGTCCTCGATCTCCTCCCGGCGCTGGTACATGTCCTCCCACATCTCCTGTAGCAGGTCGGCCTGGGAGCGGTTGACGAACAGCTCGTGGTTCGGCGGTAGCTTGTACTTCTTCGACCACCACCTCGCCAGGTGCGTCACGCCTTCCTCGACGTTAACCCTCGCCAGTTCCTTCCGCACGCCCCCATCCGAGAAACGTCGCCTCGTGAGAGAGCACCTCCTTGTACAGCTCCTGCAAGATCGCAGGGTCGTTCAAGTCGCGCAGTTCATTCGCCCACACCGGCCTCTTCACGAGGGAGAAGGCCATGTGCGAGACCATGAGATTCAGCTCGTCGGTCATCGGGTCCAGACTCTCCGGCGGTAGTGCGCCGTTGAGCCGGGCTCGCATGACGCCAGCCATCTGGCGCTCCCTGATGCTGAGGATCTTGTTGACGAAGTCGCCGACGTGCCGCCCGCCCCTGGCGTCGGTGAAGTCCATGGTGAAGGCGTATTCCTCTTTGAGCTTCGGATCGTTGAGGTCGGGTTTCTCCGGGTCGGGCGGCGGTGGGTCCACGGCCTTCTCGACCTCCGCCTTGAGGTCTTCGGTCTTCTCTGGCACCGGCGCATCGCGCAGGTGCCTGGGCTCGAAACGGTCGACCAGTTCGTCAGGTGATGGTGTCGATGACATTGCGTCTCCCCGTGTTGTTCACGAGAAGATCATGCCAGCCCAGAGCTAGGGAAGCCAGAGATGAAAGCGGGGCCCCGTCAGCCGGGGGAGACGCCTCGGGGGCCCCTGGAAAGAACGAGACCCCTACGCCAGAAGGGGACCGACCGACTACGAGATCTCGCTCTCGTCCTTGAGCCTGATGGCGTTGAAAGTCACATCCTTGCCCACGACGCCTCGCGCGTCGACGCTGTAGTTCTGCGATGCGACCTTGACCTGCTCGAGGGTAGCCACCACGTTGCCGGTCTTACTGTCCTCGATCGTCGCTTGCAGCTCGCCGCTGGTGAGGATGTTCGTGAGGTGCTCTTCCGTGCTCTGCCCCAGGCTGGGGAACCAGCCCTTCGACTTGAACGTCTCGCCCACGATGCGGAACAGCGACGCCGTGAAGGTGACGCGGTACGCGATCGGGACGTGCTCGGACACCTCGATGTTGTCCAGCTCTTCAATGGGCTGATACTCGATCTCCTCACCGACGGTGACGTTGCGAGCGAAGCCCACCTTCTCGCTGTTGATCGAGAAGCGCGCCCGCGCGCCAGTGAAGACTCTACCTTTCTGTCCTGCCACGGTGGCCTCCCTTCACCCGCTACGCAGCGCTCTGGCGGATGGTGATCAGGTGGATGGTGATGGGGACGAAGTTAATCGGGACCGCGGGCGCGACCTGGACACTCATTTCGAGAGTGTCGACGATCAACTCGATGTTGAGCGCCTGGTGCGCGACCATAGCCTCCTCGTCGATCAACAGCCCCAGCTTGTTGATCGCGGCCGACTTGCCGGCGTTCACCGTCCCGGCAAAGCCCTTTTTCCCGACGACGATCTGCATCGCCTGGCGGAACTCATAGCTGATGAAATTCGAAGCCTCGTTGACTGAGGCCTCCGTGAACGCCACATTGGAAGACGACAGGTGCGTCGTGACGTTGCGAACGACACGGCGGCCGACGCCGTCGACGGCCTCCATGAAGCAGCAGCCGCCGGCGATCATCTCTTCGGCGTCGTCGATGGGGTTCCACGTCGCGTGCTGCCGCAGCGCGAGCACGTTGGCGTACTTGCTCGTCAGCGACGTGCCGACGGACGAGCCCGCCTGCATCCCGGCGATGACCGCCGCATGGAACGGGGGCAGGAACTCAGAGCGCTCACCCGCGCTGTCGAAGCGCTCGACCGCCTGACCGACGAGGCGCGCGTGCCGCGTGTTGAGGTCGACGACCTGCGCCTTGTATTCGTCCTTCGTCGGGACGTCGGTGAGACCGGCGTTGAGGGCGCCGGCGACGAAGTCGCGCTCGCTGCGCCCCAGGCCGCCCATGTACGCGCAGTGCGCGTCGCACATCGCGTGGACCGCCGGGTCGCCGGTGAGCGGCACGACGGTGTTGACCCGCACCTGCTTGAGCAGATTGAGCGCGTCCTGCCAGTGCTGCGACGTGGTGGTGCCCTCGCCGCCGCCGGTCAGGAAGATGGGCGCGACCGTGTTGCTGGGCGCGCCGCCGCTGGCGCCGGTGGCCGCGGCCGCCGTGACGTACTGGCTGTTCTGGTTGATCCAGTCGATCACCGCCCAGAGGTCGGCGGTGAAGCCCGGGTCGGCCGGGTTGAGCACGCTCACCGCCGAGACCATGACGTCGAGATCGCTCATGGCGAAGCTGGTGAGGCCGGTGGCCACCGTCAGCGTGAAGCCGTAGTCGCTCCCGCCGTAAGTCTCCTTCTTGGCGTTGAAGTAGTCGGCCGCCTTCTGGATCGTGGTCTGGGTGGTGCCGACGCTCTCTGCCGCCTCTGCGGAGAAGGTGAGCGTCCGCGCCGCCTCGACGTCGCCGAGCAGCATAACGGTGATGGCGGAGTAGTCGCCGACCGTCTGCACGCCGGTAGCGCCATTGAGCTGCACCCGCTCGCGCTGCACCGCGCCCGAAGCACTGAGCCCCTGAATGATCACGTCCTTGGTGGTCGCGCCGTCGGCGACGAAGTCGAGCTTGCCGGCGTTGACGAACATCGCCACGCCCTCGACGAGCCCCTGGGTCAGGGTCGCCGGCGCCAGGGCGCAGACCGCAGCGCCGCCGCCGTCCGCCTGGACGGTGACGGTGCCGACCGAGGCCGCGCTCTTGCGCGCACCCAGCACCTTGGTGAAGGTGCCGGAGAAGTCCACGGCCGTGAGCCCGGTCAGGGTCACCTTGCTGTAGAGCACGTTGCTGGACCCGTCGAGGCCCCAGACCTCGACCTCCTGGGTGGTGTCGCCGGCGTCGGAGCTGACCACCTCGAGCGCGGTGGCCGCGCCCGGCTGGGTCATGTCGGCGTCGAGGCCGCCCTCGTCGCGGGTGCCGTTGCACTCGACGCTGCCACCCGAGAGCACCTGGCCGGTCATCGCGTCCCAGCTCTTGGCGTGGGCCACGTAGGTCAGGTTGAAGATGTCGTCGCCGCCGATGTTGTCCTCGCTCTCGACGTCATCCTCGAAAGTGATCGTGATCAGCTTGCCCTGGGTGGTGCCGTCGGCGATGCTGATGTTGATCTGCGACGTGAACTCGCCGTAGTCGGCGCTGGTCACGTCCATCGCGTCGCCCTGGGCGTTGGCGAAGCTCGCGGCCGACTGGGTCGCCGGGTTCACCTTCATGGCGATGACCTCGGCAGCGCCCGCGGGCACGTCGACGTCCTTGCCCGGCTCGAAGAGCATCCCGCCGACCTCGCGCAGGTCGCCCGAGCGGAAGGTCTTGCGCATCGCCTCCGGCTTGTAGAAGCGAAGGAGATCCTTCACCTCCGTGATGGCCGACACCGGGCGCCCGCCCTCGGCGGTGCCCAGCACAGCGACGACGCCCGTTGCGCCCAGCGCGACCCCCTCGAGCCCAGAGGCATCGGTCTCGCTGTAGACTCCGGGGCGCCTGATGACTTTCCCGAGGAAGAAGATCGAAGATGCTGTCATGGTTGCGGTCTCCTCTTAGACGGTCGGCCGATTGCGGAAGGCCTCGAGAGCCTCGCGCCACTCGGGGATCGTCATCCGTCCCAGGTTGTTCTTGATGGCGTACCGAACGAAGCCGGCCAGCTGGTCGGGCTTGATGCCCGAGCTGATCGCCCAGACCCGAAGGTCGACACGCGGGAGCACGCGCTCGGGCGAAGGCGCCGGCGCGGGCGGTGGAGCTGACTTGGGCTCTGGAGGGGGAGGCAGAGTCTCGTCCGGCGGGGGCGGGAAGTCGTCGTCGCCAAAGCTGGCGCGGAAGCTCTTGCCGCCCTCCGGAGTTTCCAGCCTATCGTCGGCTGGTGTGGTCGACTCTCCGGCCTTCTTCTCGGCCGGCTTGCTGCGAGATCGCCTTGTCGCCATGCGCTACCCCTCGTCGTCACCCAGTGTGTACGGGGTCACCAATGTCTGGACTCCGCCAACATCGCTCGGACTGCCGCTGCTGTCAATGTGAATGCCCGAGACCTTGAAGGCCTTGCCCAGGCGGCTGTCGTGGTCGATGCGGCAGAACTCGGAGCCCGCTTTCACCGTGATTTGACGAAGGAAAAGGTGCTCGGGCAAGTAGCGCGGGTCGGGCGCCAGGTCCCCGCCGGAATAGGTCACCTGGGTGATTCCAGCCTCTTCGTGGTTGACGAAGTAGCGCCTGGCCAGGAGCAGCACATACTTCGCGTAGTCGTACATGTACGTCGTCACGTCGGGGTGCTCGCTGTAGCAGAGCACCTGATACGTGTGGCCCCAGATCGACTCGTAGACGTCTGCGCCCAGGTCTTCGCCCTCGTCGACCATGTCGGCGTCGTCGCCCAGCATCAGCTCGTCCTCGCTCTCGTCGGCGATGACGACGGCGAAGAGGGGGAAGTCGCTATCGCGGCGCGCGTAGCCGTGGATGACCTCTACCGGCGTCGAGAACAGCTCCCTGATGGCCGTCACCTCCGCGGCGCCGTACAGGAGCTGCTCGGAGAACAGCTCGTCGAGAATGGCTGGATCGTCGACCGCAGCCTGCATTCCAGACTTTAGAGACGCGTAGATCAAACGCTGCAACATCGGTCACTCCCTCTCGACGTAGCTCTGGAGAGCCATGCCGACCAACCGCTGCATGTGTCCAGACACTTCCTTGGCCAGGTGCCGGCCGTCCGTCGGACGCCGTATCCATTTGTCGTCGACGGCCGTGGAGATAGTCCGGAAAGTCGTGTACTGCGAGCCGTAGGCCTTCTTGTACTGCTTCCCACCCCGCAGCATGTCGGCGTAGATATCGGTGGTGTGGGGCGCCACAGTGACCGCCCGGCCGGCGCGATCTTGGATGGTCTCGTGCCCAGCTCGGAGCAACGGGGCGAAACCGCTTTCCAGCCTTTCCCCGGGCTCACCGAGATCGAAGTCCCTGGGCACTAGCCTCTTCGCCCTGGCGTGCACTGCCTTGCCGATCTCCGCGGCCGCGTCGCTGCCGTAACGGCGCCCGTAGGCCTCTCCCATGCGTGTGGCGATGGTGCCAGCCGACCCGGGGGTCTGGTGCCGGAAGGGGATCGAGCGGTAGAGGTGCTGGCCGTCGGCGGTCCTGTGCTTGCCCGACTGGCCGCGCGGCACTTCGGGCACACCAGGCCCCAGGAGCGTGTCGTGCATCCGGGTGAGGTCCCGGCCGTTCTCGAGGACGTCGGCGAGCTGGCCGACGAGAGAGAGCGTGCCCACGCTGTTGCGCACCGACGGCTTCTGTATGCTCGAGATGTAGTCGAGCGCGGTAGTGCGGAAGGACTGGCCGGCGAGCTGTATCCACTTCGCTCGAGCGCCCTCGAGCGCGTCGAGGATGATCCCGTCGAGAATGCGCTGTGCAGCGCCCACGCTGATGACGGAAAGCAGCTCGGGCGGCACCAGCTCTTCGAGCTTGGTGATGACGACGGTCACAGCAGGAAGTCGAGACTCAGGCTCGCGTGGATGGGCAGAGCCACGATGTTGCCCCGCGGTGTCTGAGGGTTCGCGACCTTCTTCTTCACGTAGGTGGTGCGCGACACGTGCGGGTGGTTGACGACGAGATAGCGGGGATGGAACAGGTAGTGCACGACGAGCCGCGTGCCGGCCGCCGGCGAGCGCCCTTCCCGCCACTTGAGCAGCCCGGCGTCGAGGTAGTAGTCCGCGTCGGGCTGATAGATGGTGTCGACGGAGCGCACGAGGTTCACGCCCGTCATGCGGTAGCGCGCGCGTATCTCCGCCTGGGCCTCGAGCTGCTCGGCGAAGACAAGCTCGCTGTCGAGGTCGATCAGCTGGTCGTAGTAGCCGAGCTTGTTCTGCGGCCGCACCGTGCAATTCATCTTGCCGTCGACCCAGCGCCCCACCTGGGTGACCGGGTCCTCACTCGCTTCGATGCCGGTGACGACGCCGCGGATGACGACGGAGTCATCGTCGGCGATGATCGCCTTCTGCGTGTCCGTCAGCTCGCCGACCTCGGTGGCGTCGTAGGTGCCTGGGCCGAAGTAGAGGTACCCGACGCCACGGCACAGCTCGCAGTTGGGATCCCACTGCTGCGTCTGGTTGTTCACGGGCTCGCAGGGGCACTGGCTGGCGCGTGCCCAGGCCAGGCGGTAGCCCTTCTGCTCGATCGCGACCTCGAACTTCTCGGGCTTGAAGTCGACGCGCGGGCGGTCCTTTTGGCCGGTTGGCAGGCCGATGGTGCCCCACTCGGGACGAATGTCTGGAATTTCGGTAACCGCCATAATTACGCCACCCTAAGTCGCAATCCTTTGTAGTATCGTAGAAGAGTTGGCACTATCTCCTTGATTTCCTTACTGTATTGCAAAAGTCTTGCGCCGTACCCTGCATTGGTGGCGCTGGAAGTGCTTGAAATGCTTTGGGAAAGTCCGTCAATGCTCAACGAGGTCGTCGCGATGCCAGCGCCCACGACGAGGTCCCCAGCGATGTTCAAGGGGCCGAAGCACGCGACCTTCGCGACCAAATCCTTGATGACCGCGGGCACCTCCCCACTGGGGAAGCCGGCCGTGTACTTGATGCGGAAGACGTTGGGGATCATCTTGCGCGTGCCGTAAATGAACGGCAGGTAGGCGCCGCTGGTGCCGAGCAGAATCAGATTGGCCGTGCCGGTCCCAGGCACGAGCTGGAGCTGGCCGCTCTCCTTCTGGAGCTGGAACCACTCCTGGTCGAACTCGGTGATCAGCTGCTCGCCGGGCATCACCATCTTCACCGTCTCGACATTGATGACCGGGAACACGTCCAGCTCGAGCCAGACGAAATTCTCGTAATCGTCGCGGATGAAGTCGTGCCGCTCGTCGGGGATCGTGCGCGGGATGATCGGGATGTCGAGCTTGTGCTCGACGGCGCTGACGGCCGAACGGATGAAGTGCTCGTACAGCTCCGTCGGATACTCCGTCCCCTCGTCGTCGGTGAGGTCGAGGCCGAAGAGGTAAAAGCTCTTCAACTCGTCGACGGAGATGACGTCGAGCGCGGGGTCCCCCTCGCCCTCCTGGGGGTCGGACAACGACGACTCGAGGGCGGAGGTCGAGTTGTAGAAGCTCGACTTGTAGTAGTAGCCCTCGTCGCCAGCGGTGTCCGTGTAGCTGTAGACGGTGACGCCGTCCTCGAGCGCAATGCGCGTGCCCACACCGGTGATCTCGGTGTAGACGCCGTCGATGCCGGTGGTGCTTCGGTAGATCTTGATGAAGTCGAAGTAGCTCCGCACCGTGTCGATGTCGGGCACCATCACGCTGAGCTTGATCACTGCCATCGCTAGTCTCTCCCGGTCAGCACCGGCTTGATGTCCGAGGCTACGAGCTGGGGTTCATCATGGCTGGAAAAGGTGCTCGGTTGCAAGGGCACAGCCGAGAGCGAGGGCACGCGCTCTCCGCGCGCGTAGGTGTCCGGGCTGAGCTTGTGCACCTTCATCGGCCCAGGCACGCCCCCGGGCGCGCCACCGCCCCGCACGCCGGCAGCGTCGGTCTGGTATTCGATCTCCAGGGAGTCGCCGACGAGCAACGCCTCCTTCATCACGACAGTGCGCGGGGGGATGACGTCGAAGCCGTCGTCGAGGTCGGCCACCTTGAGGCGGCCATTCACGTAGGCATTGACCGTGGTCTCGTCGAAGTCGTACGAGACGATGTAGGCCTGGTTGACGTTGTCGATGGCGCCCGTCAGGGTGTCGCCGGCCGTCTCTGTGATCAGGACGATCATGCGCGCCCCGCTTGCCCCTGGACCGTGTCACCGGAGAGAGGCGCTTCCTTGAGCCGAACGGTACTGCCGCCCAGCTCGGTCCAACCGTCATCCCAGGCCGCGATCTTGCGCCGGCCGTTGATCCAGATCGACGTCGAGCCCGGAACGTAGACGAAGCCGAAGTCGAAGTCGGTGGTGACGCCGTCCGGGGCGGGCGTCAGGGTCTGTTTCTCAGGGTCGCGGGTGATGTGGACGGCCATCGCTCACTGGGCAGGTACCGGCGGCGGAGGCGGCGCTGGCTTGGGCACTGGGCGCATGGTCGGCCTGGGCTCGGGCTCCACCCGGAACCGCTCGAGCAGCTTCTCGATGTTCTTGCTGTCGGTCTGCTGCTGCACCGCCATGTTCTCGGTGCGAGTGCCGAGGCGTTGGATCTCTTGAGTCTGGTACTGGTTCTGCTGTTCGGCGATGACGATGCGCGTCTCGAGCTTGTGGGCGTTGCCCTCACAGTCGCTCTTCGAGGCGTAGACCTTCATCGACAGCGCGCCCCCAGCTCCGAGCACCGCTAGCACCAGGCCAGCGATAGCGATCCAGTTACCCGCGGAGAGAGCCTGTTTTCCAGCCATATGAAACATCCTCCTACCTCAAGTATAGCCCTGCAAGCCTACCGTCGTCGAGTGAGGTCATGGCGCTCTGGTAGCCGACCATGTACAGCCTTTCGACCGTTTCCTCGTCGAGCCCAATGAAATTCAGCGAGTGCCACGGCACGTTGACCACGAGCGTCTGCGCCCAGGGGGCATCTTCCACGTGCTCGCGCTCGAGCCCCATACGCATCGTGCGCAGACACGCGAGCGCCAGCTCGAGGTCATTGTCCGGATAGTCTGGAAATTCCTGTACCTCGTCATCACGGCCGCGGAGCTGCACGCCCACGGCCGGGCCATCTAGCACGTCGACCGGGTAGTTGTTCAACAGGCCGCCGTCGGTGAGCGCGCGCCCCTCCCACGGCCGCAGCGCAAAGAGACCCGGCATCGACGAGCTGGTACACGCCGCCCAGGCCACGCTCACCGTTGGCGTGCGGCCTGGGTCGAAGATGATCAGCTCGTTGTGCGCGAGGTCCGTCGCCGTCACGTAGAGCGGGATCTTCGTGTTGCAGAACTGCTTGGGCACATGGCGCTCCAGGCAGCGCTCGATCCCGTCGAGGGTGAACTTGCCCAGGCGCTTGTGCTTGCGGCGCAGGAGCTTGTCCCAGAACCCGGCCCAGTTGGGCCGGATGTGCTTCATCGGCAGCACGCGCTGGAGCAGCGGCAGACCTTCTCGCGGCTTCTGCCCTGACGACAGAAAGGCGCCGACCAGCGCGCCACCCGACGTCGCCACGATGGCCTCGGGGAGCTTGTCGCGGAAGACGGTCTCGTAGAGCGCCTGGCAGGCGCCCAAGTGAGCTGGGTAGAGCGCGGCCGAACCGCTGAGCACGAGGTTACACACGCCCCCTCCGTCAGTCCGGATTGCGCCTACGGTCGATAACGCGTTCGAGGCGCTTGACCGTCTCGATCAAGCCGCTGACCTTCGCCGTGTTGTCGACCTGGGCACGCTGTATGTCGCGCTGGTTGCTCACGAGAGAGCGCGGGACGTACCACAGCGGCGTGCCATCGGCGTCACACCGCTGGTGCTGTTTCCAGAGATCCTCTAACCACCCGCGCTCTTCGTTGGACAGCGCAACGATGACCTTGCCCGTCGAGGCCTTGCCGTTGGCGCGCTTCGACAGCAGCCACTTGATGGCTTCCACCAGCGCCATGATCACTGCGACCAGGGCAACGGTTATGGTGGTCTCTGACTCCACGCACTCTTACTCGATCGTGCCGGCGTAGAAGCCCTTGTCCTCGAGCCACTCGTACAGCGCGCGCTTGACGGCGTAGTAGGTCTTCTCGACCCACACCGCGCCCGCGGCCGCGTACCGGAGCGAGTCCTCGGGATCGGAGGTCTCCACGTTCGGGGCGCTGTTGGAGACGACGGTATCGTAGGCCAAGTCGCCTTCGACATTCTGCACGGTGTGCAGCTGACGCTTGGCGATAGTCGACTCCACGAACTCGCCCTCGCTCATGTACCCCCTGGCGACGACGACGCGGATGGTCTTCGCCTCGGAGTTGTGGTCCGTGCTCACGATCTTCACGTGCGTGTACGACTTGCCGGGATCGAGATCACCCGGATCGAATGCGACTGACAGATTGAGCGGCATTGTCTTCTCCTTTGGTTGGTCCCCTGTTGCTCCCCAGCCATAACACGGGCCGCCCACCTAGCGCTAGGTTGAGGGCTCCATGTAAGTCCTTATCCATGCCACGAGGTTGATTTCTCCGGTAGTCCCGACCGCGTGATAGATCACGCGGAACCGGAGCCCGGCCGGAACCTTCGTTGTCTCCTCGGAAACGAACGGGCCGAGCTTTCCGTCGTCGGCGAGAAAGAGGTCGTCGCTGAATTGGCCCACGACGACCCAGCCGCCCTGTCCGTCCGGAGCCACGACATAGAACATGATGTGGTCGCCGCCCTCGCCAGGCGTGAAGTCGCCCCACACCTTTCCCTCTGCGCCGTTGAGGTAGCGAGTCTCGGCGAGCGGCACGTCGATGATCACCGGGTCGGCTTGCGGCAGCGTGATCTTCTTCGCCAGTCCAAGCGGGCGCAGCGGCGAGCCGACAGCTGCGGGGTTGAGCGCGACGACGGGCGTGCCGTCCCCCTTGACCGGAGTAGCCGCGCCGGCCGTCTCGACGACGGTGATCTTGTTCGCGTCGATGGTGTGAGTCGGATCGTTCGGGCACGCAGTCGGTGCACCTTCGACGTCGTCACGCCAGACGTACTTGTAGGCTCCTTCCGTCGAGCACCACACCCTGTACTTGCTGACTGCCGTCATCTCACACCTCGAAGAACATGCTCAGCGACGCCGCGTAGATCGCAGGCGACGGGTTGCCAGCCACCATGCCTTGGAACTCCCAGATCGCCGGGCCGGTCGGGACGTTGGCAAGCGTGCCGATGTCGATCAGCGTCGGGTCCTCGTCGTTGATCTCGTATGGCCCAGCGATCACTTCGTCGTTGGTGACGTCGTAGATCCGCACCTCCGCCGTCTTCGCGGCGTTGCTCGTCCACCCGACGAACTTGATCGACGTCAAGCCGGCTTGCATATGCGCCGTGCCGGGGAACACCCACTGCGCCATCACGTCCCAAGCCGTCTTCGAGTAGGTGTAGACGTAGGCGGCCAGTCCAGACGCCCACGACAGACAGATCATCTTCCCGACCGCCACGCGCAGGCTCTCGTCGGCGCCGTCGTCTTGTTCGGCGAGCGCGATGCCAGGGCCAGCCACCAGCTTGTCGGCGAGGTAACCTTCGTCGGTGTCATTGGCGCTGACCTTCACCCGCTCGTCGTCGGACTCGATAAGGACTGACTCATTGCCCCCATCGTTCTGCTCGGTGAGCGCGACGTAGTCGCCCGGCGCGAGCTTGCTGTCGAGGTAACCTGGCGTAGTGTCATTCGCAGACACCGCCACCTTCTCGTCCTCGGAAGCGCCCCCGGTCGCCTTGATCTCGAGGGTCTCGTCGCCACCGTCACCTTGCTCTGTGAACTCAATCCCGTCGCCAGCGACGAGCTTGCCGTTGAGGTAGCCGGAGGTGGTGTCATTACTGCTGACGCGCGCTTTCTCGTCTGAGCCTTCACGCGGGTCGAAGACGCCGGAGGCATCACGAAACTGGAGCGCCCCGTTGACGTATCTACTGGTACCGGGTTCGGTGGGTGCTTCCGTCTGCTCGATCCACTGGATCTCGTCGACGGTCTCGCTTCGGACGGTCATCAGCCACGGGCCTTCCGGCGCGCCGGCTTCTTCTTCGCCGGCTTCTTCTTCGCGGCCTTCTTGGGCGTGCGCTTCGTGGCCTTCTTCGGCTTGGCCGCTGCCCGCTTCGTCTTCTCCAGCTCGGCCTTCTTCCGCCGCTCTTCGAGCGTGCCGTTGGCCTGGCGCGCAGCCTCCGCAGCAGACCTCGGGGCGTCATCCGCCGGAGTGCCGCCCTCGCCGTCCTTGACCAGCTCGAGCGACGTCTCCAGCTTCACGACCTCCGCGCGCCGCATCTTGGCGATCAGCTCGACAGCGTCCTTCATGCCGTCAGCGCGGCCGCCGGCCGCGACCGCCTTCTGCTGCTCGACGTCGGCCAGGTGATCAAGGAAGTCGCCCACGCGAGTGAGCCACCTCCGGAGAAGGTCGCCGACGCGTACAGCGTCGAGCCCGTCCTCAATCTTGCCCGCCTTCAAGTCCTTGTCGACTTCGCCGATCAAGGCCGCAGGGATCTTCTGCGCCGCCTGACGAAGCGCGGCCGTAGAGCCGGCCGCCTCATGGGCGGCTTTCAGCTGCCCCTCGTACTGGTCTTCGATGTCGGCGCCGATCTCGTTTGCTATCGAGATCTTCATCTGGGCTTTATGAGGGTTCACTCGTCGCCTCCGCTATGATCAGCTACCCCAGACGACCATGGCGAGCTGGTCAGGGTTGGACCCGACGCCGCGCAGCGGATACTCGCACAGCAGGTCGCCGTTGGCCGCGCTCGTGCCCGGGTAGAAGTCGTGGTTGGCCGACGCGTCCGCCCCCAGGCGCGCGAACTCGCCGTTGAGGTAGACGTCGACGTCGTCGACGAAGGTCCCCACGCCGGAGTAGTCCGGCAGCTGGGCGTCGAGGTTGGGAGAGCCGCCGGCCCCGGTGATGTTGGTGTTCGCCGCCACGTTGGCGGTGAGCGTTGCGTGGCCCTTCACGCGTGCGGCCTTCTGGCTCGCCTGGATAAGCATGTTGGCCAGGGACACCTCGCCGAACTCGGTGTCCAGATCGCTCCACTCCTGTTGCGTCTCCACCGCCTTCAAGGGCACGCTGAAAGTCGAGCCCGCGCGGTTGGCGTCGTCGAACAGCAGCTCGTTGGCCGCCTCCAGGGTCAGGTCACCAGAGCCACCAGACGCGACCTTGAGCGCTCCGCCGCTGTCGATCTGGTTGGCGGTCACGCCGATGTTGATCGTGGTCCCGGCCGCGCCGGTGTCCACCTTCACGCCGTTGAGGAAGTCGCTGACCACGGCGTCGACGTCGAACTCGTCGACGTCGTCCTCGACCGCCACCTTCGACGTGCTGCCGGCCGACCCTTCGATGATCCGGAAGAGGATGGCCTGGGCGTCGTCACGGACCTGCCACTCCAGGCCAGCACCCTCGAGATCGAGGATGGCGTTGGTCACGAGGTCGACCGGGGTGACGCCCTGATTGGTGTAGGCGGTCTGCCGGTCGACGGTCCCCGCGCCGCTGCCCACGTCGACGATGGCGCCGCGCAGGAAGTCGTGCTCGGTGAGGTCGGTGAAGCGCACGCGCTCACGACTGGTGTAGTTGATGTCCTGACCCTGGATGTCGCCCGCGGGGCACGCCTCCAGGTCGTCGAAGGTCGCGTTGGGGCGCACGAAGCTGAGCTGGGCCCGGTTGGGGGTCGTGCCCGTCATCGTGTGCTCGTCGGTGCCGCTCTCGGTCTGGAACAGGGCCCAGACGCGCCGGCCGCTCGACAGGATGGGATCGCCGCTGTCGGCGTCGACGATCTCGCAGAGGTTGGCCGGGTTGAGCGCGTGCCCACCCGCCACCTCGGTGAGCGCGTGCGTGCCGAAGGTGCCTCCGTGCGCGGCCGCAACCGTGCCCAGGGTCGTCACCGCGCCAACGGCCGCGGTCGTGTTCGCCGGCAGCTCGGCGAGGGCCAAGACGACGAAGTTGTCGGCGCCGCCGACGGTGACGTCGGTCCCCACGTGGCTGACGTCGCGCAGGATGCGCTTCTTCTCAAGGGCGTGGATCGCAGCGTTGACCGCGTCGATGCCGCGGACGGTGCCGTCCTCGAGCGCCGTCGGCTTGGTCAGCGCCGCGAACCAGTCGCCGGTGGGGAAGCTGTCGCCGTCGCGGTTGTGCAGATCCTGTAGCTTGGACCGGATGGCGTTGAGGTCGTACGCCAGGTCGGTCGCATTGGTCTCGTAGTTCGCCTCCGACGGAGCGATGTTGTCGAGGAAGCCCACCGCAGAATCGCGGGAGCTGGCCACCTGGGCATCTTGACGCAAGAATGTGCGAGGCATGGTCTCTTCCTTCTTCCCCCGTCGTTACACGTCAGGTTCGTAATCCGCGGCCAGTTTCTCCCAAGCCAGAAGACCGCTCCCGGCGGTCAACGTAATCGTATCATATCCTGTGCCGACACCCCCGCTCTCGCTGATCGAGTAGTCGCCACCCCGCTCCAAGCTCACCCCGTTCCGGTACACCTTCTCCGTCTCGGCGATGAACAGCTCTGGCGTCGTGAACACCAGATTGACGTTGTCCTTGACGCCCGCCAGCGGCCGCTGCCGCTTGCGCTCGACCGCGAGACTGTTGAGCACAGCCAGGACGGTAGCGAGGTTGACGGGGACACCGTCTTTCCAGTCGGCCGTGCCCAGTACCTGGCGAAGCTGCGAGATGACGAAGTCGAGGAACTCTTCGAGGTCGTCGGCGACAGCTTCGGCTTGCAGGATCTGCGCAGGGGTCTTCTGATCGTCGTAGGTGCTCGACTCACGCGTCTCACGGAGCCGTAGTAGCTGGCGTGGGGACACGTAGCCACCTCCCAGCTCCTGAGCTTACCCGCGCCGTTTGGCGGCGACAAGCTCGACGCTGGCGGTGCCGCCGATGCCTTTGAGCCAGACCTTGTCGATCTCCAGCGGCCCAGACCACTCACCGTGCGGCGTCTCCGCCGCCGGCACCGGAACTTGGATGTAGTTGGCGTTGGCCGTGAAGTCTTCCTCGTTGAAGTACACCCGCACCGGAAAGAGGGTCGTGCGGATGCGCACCCAGATCGACGACGACGGGAAGTCGTGAGACCGCCCGGTCGTATCGATCGCGGCGCGCAGAACATGCGGGTAGCCGCCCCGGGTCTGCACCAGGCTCATGGGTCACTCCTTCCCGGGCGCGCGCTACTCGGCGAGCTGCCCGTCCACAGTGCCGATCACGACGAGGTGCAGCACCTCGGTGTCCGCACCACCCAGCACGTCGAAGCCGCCCACCGCGATGGTCGACTGGTCGACGGTCGCGCGCGAGGCGGTCTCACCCTGGACGATCACCACGTAGCTGGTGTTCGCCATCTTCTTCATGCCCACGGCCTCAAGATCGACCGAGAACGGCGCGGCGCCGCTCTGGGTGACCTGCTTGGCCTGGACGGTGATGCCGGCCTCTGCCGCGCCCGCCAGGTGCTCGATCCCCTGGTCGTGCAGGAAGGGCATGTAGTCGGACGCCTTCTTGGCGTGTGTTCCGCTCATAGCTCAGTCCTCCGTCAACCGCCGCGCCTGCGCGTGGTGGCCTTCTTCTTGGTGGTCTTCTTGGCCGCCGGCTTCGGACGCGCTGTGCGCGCGCGAGCTGCGCCCTCGTCATCCGGGTCGTCGGCCGGGGGCGGCGGGGGCGCCACGGGCGGCGGCAGGTCTGACGGCGGGAACGACGGCTGCGAGGCCGCCGGCTGCCGTGTGACGTGCTTGGCCCAGCTGCCTGGGTCCTTGAGCAGCAGCTGCGCGTGCTCGTCGGCCACGTCGCGCATCACGCCGTCGTCGCCGACCACGTACCGCACGCCGCCGACACCCAGCGCCTGGCCGCGCATGTGAGCCATCTTGCACTTGAGGTCCATCGGGCTCTCCTACCCCTGATTCCAGACTTTCGGTAGATGCCCCAGCCTGGCGGCTCACGCCGCCAGGCTAGAGTCTACCAGCTCGTCAGCCGTTGACCTACGCGTAGGTCTCCGACCCGACCGCGCGGCCCAGGTTGGTGAACAGCACGTTCTTGAGCGGGGTGTAGAGCACCGGCACGATATAAAGAAGTTGCATCCAGCGGATCGACGTGTCGATGGTCGCCAGCGGGATCTTCACCAGCGGCGCGAGCTGCTTGATGGACATGTTCTCCACGTTGCCCTGGAACAGGAACGCGGAGGTGGTGCCCGGCAGCTTGGCGTTGGTGTCGGTCAGGGTCTGCTCACCCGTGCCCGCGCCGTTGGCGATGCGCGCGATCAGCCGCTCGGTGCCGGCCGCGCCGCCCTTCACCGACCGGTACAGCTCGTACCAGTCGACGTCGGGGGTGGAGCCCGGCGGGGTCACGCCCATGTCGATCTGCTCGCCGGCGCCGCCCACCGCGACCGCGGTCATCTGGAGCTTGGCGCTGCGCCCGTGCCGGTTCACGGCCACGACCGCGTACTGGTAGGTGCCCACCTCGTCGGCGGTGAACTGGGAGCCGCTGCCGCTCGAGGCCGGCGCGGTGGTCTCGGTCGGGGTCGCCGGCCGGTCGGCCACCTTGCCGATCGCGGTCGCCGTCGGCGCGCCGCCGTCGGTGATGAACACGTCGGGCTGGAACCGCACCGGGCCGGCGGGGCTGTCCCACCCCTTGATCTGGGTGCGGACGATGCCGTCGCGGTCGGTGAAGGGGTCGTGGCGCTCCTTGGGGAAGAAGATCTTTGCCAAATCGCTGATCGGACCCGGTGCACCGAACAAGTCAGTGGGAGTTCCGAATCCGGGGGCATCCGACACGATCAGCGCCGCGTCGGTGAGCACGTCCTCGCTCCACGGCTTGCCCCGCATGTCGATGACCTTGGTCCCGCCGTCGACCATCTGCTTCTCGAAGCCGTCGAACTGGAGGCTCGAGAGGCTGGAGTCGCCGTTGAACAGCGCCCGCTCGGTCATCTTGAGCAGGTGCATGGTCCCGTTGACGGTCTCCTTGTTGATGACGTTGCCGTGGGCCGGGCGCACGAGGCTCATCACGTGGGTGACGCGCCGCAGCGTGCCCAGGTACTTGACAACAGCGAACTTTCTCTCGTACTTGCTGTCATCCTCGGTCGGGAGATCACCCTCGTCGATGAACCCCGCATCGAGGTTTTCTCCGTATGATTCCAGCAGGTTGAACTCCTCAACCGTGTTATAGGCTGGAATCTTGGTGCACATCTTCCAGAGGCGAATGTGCTCCATACGGTACTGGACCGAGCGGAGGGTCGCCTCGAGTGACTCCACTCTGAGACTGAATCCGTCGCCCGCCGTCACCGCGCCCGGGGGGTTGATGCTCTGGCCGGCGCGGAGCGCCTTGTTGAGGTCGTCCACGTCCCTCTGCGTGGCGGACCCGAAGCCGTCGACGCCTTCGTAGTCCCGCCAGGTGACCATGTTGCTCATCTCGTCATCCTCCTGCCCCGCTCAGGGGCCGCCCTGTAGGGCTGGGGTGTGCGCGCTCACTGCGCGCGGTTGAACGGCGCCCTACTGGGCCGCCCGGAACGCCTGCATCTCCTCGAGCAGCTGCGGCGACATGTCCATGGTGCCGTCGTACTTGGCGATGGCGATCGAGAAGTCCTCGCCGCACTTCGCCACCGGCCCCTCGCCGGCGTCGACGCTCTTCTCGAGCATGGACTGGAGCGTGTCCAGCACCTCGCTCTTGGTCATGTCCTCGAGCTGGCCACCACCGGCGGGGCCGCCGCTGCCGGCCGGGTCGCCGTGGAAGCTCTTGTTGAGCGGCTGCGCGCCCTGCACGCCCTGGCTCTTGGGCTCGCGCGCCGGCTGCTCCAGCGCCACGCCCAGCTTGTCGGCCATGCTCTTCACGAGCTTGCCGGTCTGGGCCACCGCGTTGGCGAGCACGATGTTGAACTCGTGCTGCCGCTTGTCGCGGCCCTCGACGTGCTCGGACAGCACGTCCATGCTCTTGGTGAGAGCCTCGTGCTGAGCCTTGAGGAAGGCGCTCACGTCGAGCGCCTGGACGATGTCCTCGTCCTCGTCGAAGCCCTTGCGCAGGTCGTCGGAGAGAGAGGGCTCGCTGTCGGCGTCGCTGTCGCTCTTGCCGAGCAGCTGGAACAGCTCGTCCTTCTCCTCGTCGCTGATGTCGTCGCCCTGGGCCTTCGACAGCAGCTCCTGCTTGCGGCTGGTGGTGTCATCGCCATCGATCAAGGTCTCGAGCGCCTCCAGGCTCTTCTCGAGATCACCTTCCGTCAGGTGCTCCGACTTCTCGTTCATGTCCTCTTCCTCCGCTTCGGCGTCGTCACCGTCGTCGGCTTCCTCCGCCTGGGTTTGCTCTTCCTTCTTCTCTTCGGCCTCGGCCTCGGCGTCAGGTCCCTTCTCTTCCGCCTCGCCGTCGCCGCCGTTGTCGAACCCGTTGCTCATGGTCGCCTCACAGCTTGCCCTGGCGCTTGAGCGCCCTGGCCGCGGCGACGAAACGTCGCGCGCTTTCCAGACTTGCGTTGGGGAGCCTGTCCTGCACCCAGCTGATCGCCTCAGCGTCAGTCAGGCTCTTCTTCGCGCGCTTCTTCGCGCACCCCTCGCACTCGCAGCCCTCCGGGTGCACGTCGCGCTCCAGACTCTCGGTCGCGAGCACCTGGCCGCTGGTCGCCGGTGGACCGCCCGGGTTGGCCGGGCCCATGGCGAGAGCCTTGTCCAGACTCTCGACCTCAAGCTCGCCAGACTCGACGGACTCCAGACTCTTGCTCAGCAGCTCGAGCTTGGTGTCCGGGTTGACCGGGCAGTGCGTGATCGCGATGTTGCGCACCATGGCCTTCGCGATGGTCTTCTTCTTCGGGCCGGTGCGCTGGAGGATCTTGCCCTCGACGGAGAAGCCCAGGCGCCTGGGGGTGCCCTGCAACGCCTTGCCCATCTCCCAGACCTTCTTCGCATCGGTGGTCTCGAGAAGGTAGCCCTCCGCCCAGTGGCCGTCGCGGGTCGCGGTCGTGCCGTCGGGGAGCGTCTGCCCCTTGCGGAAGTAGTCGACATTCTCGGGGTAGCCGAGCACATCGGTGAGCTTCTTCCCGTGATTATTGTTGAACCAGCCCGCGGACACCGCCTCGGAGAAATCCAGAGACCTCTGGAGGATGGTCTCCTTCTGCTTGTCCTGCCTGTCGGTCGAGACGATGCCGCCGATGCGCCAGCGCTTCCCCTTCGGCGCTCCAGCCTTCTCGAAGAAGCTGACTGGCACCTCGAATTGGAACGTGTCTCGGCTCACCGTGTCTCCAAACAACGAAAGGGGCAGCTCGGCTGTGCCGAACTACCCCTTCCGGACCTTCCGCGCGCGATGCGCGGTCCCTACGGGCTCGATCAGTTTCCAGACACCCTAGCCCTGACCCCTCCAGACTGTCAACGTCTACTTCCTGAGCACGAACCGCTCCGCCAGACGGGGCTCTCCGGCACCCAAGGTCACCGGCAGGTAGAAGCGGCTCTTGCACCACTTGCAGCGCGCCTCGCAGCGGCCGTCGTCGTGGAACACCAGGGGCCCGTCAATGCGGAGCTTGGTGTCGTTTCCAGACTTCTGCATGAGCTTGTTGCGGCACCTGGGGCAGCGGACGCTCACGTCAGACCTCCGTTGCCGTCGAGGTAGATGACCTCTGCCAGCTCGTCGTCGGGATCGACGTTGCGCGCCTTCGGCTTCGGCCGCATCAGGTTCTTGCGCCCCACGCGGTCGATGCGCTCGCGGTTCTCTTCCGCCCACCCGCTGCCGACCAGGCCGCTAGGCTCGAGGGGGATGACGTAGCGGAGCTGGCGCGGCGCTGGCCGCCCCATGTCCCACGCCTGCGGGTCTTGCTTTCCAGCCTTTGTCTCCGGCCAGGTCATCCGGTCACGCAGCTCTTCCGGGTCGACCACGTCGATCGGCGGCGCCGGCCGCGGGGCCTTCCCCTCGTAGTTGGCCGCGGTGCCGTAGCTCTTCGGCCAGGCGCCGGCAACCCAGTCCCGCGCGGCCGCTTCCGCCGGGTGCACCCCGGCCTTCATCATCTCGCCGCGGTCGGCCTTCGTGATCCCCACCCAGCGCTTGAAGGCGTCGATGTCCATCGCCTGGATGCCGCCGTAGCGGCGCAGGTCGGTCATGTGCGCCAGGTAGGCGTCGACGGCGTGGCTCTCGTGGATGAAGCCCAGGAAGCACTTGTCCTCGTCGAAGCTCCCCGTGTCCGGGTCGAGCTGGTGGATGATGTAGACCTGGCGCGCGCCTGGGTCCGGGCCCAGATAGACGTCGATCTCGTCCTCGTCGGCGCCGGTGGTCGAGCGCACGTAGCCGTAGGGCAGCAGCATGTAGGTCTCGCCCGGGGTGCCGTCGGGGTCGGTCCACTTGCGCACGGTGCCCGGCCGGTTCTCGATCAGCACCGGGATGCCCTGGTACCAGACGAGGTCGCTCGTCTCGTAGGCCTTCACGAGGTCGAACTCGTCGGCGATGGCACGCGCCATCTCTTCGTGGCTCTGGTAGCGCACGCCCAGCTCGCCGCCCGGCACGAGGTCGCCGTCCTCGTCGAAGCCCCATCCGTCAGGCACACGCACGAGCTGGCACTGGCAGTGCGGATGCACCGTGCCGACGACGGCTTTCCAGTCCTTCGCCTTCTTCCCGAAGTTGCTGCCGTTGGCCTCGAGCCAGGAGAGGCGGAAGATGCGCGGGATGCCGCCCACGGTGTGGAGCCTGATGCAGTGCTCGCACGCGTTGGGCATCGGGATCTTGGCGACCCACGGGTCGTCGAAGCGCGCGCGGAAGTTGTCGGCGACGCCGTTCTGCATCGCCTGTTGCTTCTCGGTGACGGCAATGCGGTCGAAGTCGCGCTGCCAGTCGCCGGTCGCCCAGCCGAGACTGCTGCGGATAGTGCGCGCCGACTTGCGCTTCTCGACGGCCTCGCTGACGGTCGCCTCGATACGCTCCCGCATCTGCTGACGCAGCCGCGACTCTTCCGCGACGATGAACTGGTCGGCTTGCTGCACGACGCGCTCGCCCAGGCCGACGATGAACTGGCCGGCGTGGTGAGAGGCCCAGTCAGAGGCGCGGCGCTCGACGTCAGTGAGCGCGATGGGGGCGTTGGGCAGCTGCGACTTGAACTGCTCGTAGGTCATCTTGTCGAGCGCGCCCGACTCGAGCTGCCCGACGAGCTGCCCGAAAAGGTAGGCGTCATTGACCGCGGCCATCTCCGGGTCGAGCAGTCCTCGCGCCTCCAGCTCGTCGAGCGTCTCCTGGGGCAAAGTCGCCATGCCGACGTAGTTGGCCACGAAGGCATTGTGGTGCCGACGGATGATCTCGCGGATCTCGTGCAGCTGCTCGTCGGTCAGGAGCATCAGGCCGCGCCTTCTTTGGCCGACTCGGGCTCAGCTTCCGGCGCCGCCCAGTGCGTATCGTCCTGCGCGCCCTCGGCATCCATCGCCGCCAGGCCGGAGATCACCGGCACCGCGTCGTAGTGCACCGGCGCGGCCGGGCCGTGCTTCCCGAACGACTGCAACACGCCCGCGGAGACGATCTGCGCCACGTCGTGGTGGTCCTGGCCGTCGTGGTCGTAGTCGTCGCCCCCGTCGATGGGTGGCGGCTTCGGCGGCGCCTGGGGCGGCTGCTTCTTCGCCTGGGCCTTCGACAGGATGTCGGCGAAGTCGACGAGGGAGATGCCACCGGTCATCGCCTTCGCGAAGGCTTCGATGCCGGTCACCTTCGCGATGGTCTGCCAGAGCACCCCGTGGTCGGTGTCGCTACCGCCCTCTGCGTCCCACATACGCCACTGGGCCATGCCCAGGCGCAGCTCTTCGGGATCGTCCTGCTTGTAGCTCGCGCTGCGCCCCAGGGCGCCCTCAAACTCGCGGTAGAGGTCGCCGTCGGCCGCGATCTTGCTCGCGAGCTTCGTGGCCGCGTCGCCCTTCGCGCCGGTGAGATGCTGGAGCACCCGCGCGTCGATGCACCCGACGTTGCTGTAGCCGAGCAACTCGAGGCAGAAGCTGATCTTGGCGTTGGCCAGGCCACCGCCCCCGTGCTCCTTGAAGCCCGGATGCTCGCGCAGCCAGTCGCGCAGCTCGGGGCCGTGGTCGGGGAACTTCTTGATGCCCTCTTCGATGATCGCGCGCGAGGCCTTCGTCTTCCGGAACTCTTCGGTGCGCGCGTTCTGCACGCCCAGGGGGCGCATGATCTGCGTCAGCTCTTCGAGCTTGCGCTCGCCCTCCGGCCTGGTGAGCCACTGCTCGACCTGGGGCCAGACGCGCTCCTGCACCTTCGCGGAGGTCCGCTTCGACGTGATGGCGAAGAGGGCGATGGCGTCGATCACCGAGCCCGGCAGGTTTCCAGACTTACGCATCTCCGCCAGGCGCTGCATGTGCTTGCTCGCGCGCTGCACACCTTCCTTCTCGTAGCGCGCCGGGTCGTTCTGGGTGGTGTCGACCCATTGGCCATCCCAGCCCGGGTCTTCCTTCCACCCGTAGCGCTTCCACCAGTCCTTGCCGCCAGCCATGCGCTTGCCGCTGCTCTTCTTCGAGTGCACCGCGTGCTCGAAGCCGTGCTCCTTGGCGACCTTCTTCGAGACCTTCTCGCCGTGGTAGATCGCGTGCAGCGTCGAGCGCGCGTGCAGCTTCTCCGGCTTCTCCTTGAGGTCACGCGCGGGCTTGTCCTCGGAGCCGGACCACTTCTGCTTGAACTCGTCGCCGGACATCTCGTGTGCACCGCGCTGGTGCTCGCCAGGCGTGTGCGTACGCGTCCACGTGTTGTTCTGCTCGTTGTGGTAGAGCCGCGCCTTGCGCTGCTCGTTGACTGGCAGCCGGTGGCGCATCTTGCCCGCGTTGGGGTCGTACGGAATGGTGTGCTCGGGGTCCGCCCACTTCCCGCCCTTGGGACCGATGTACGGGCCGCCGCCGGTCATCGCCTTGATGAAGGCCTCGCCGTCTTCCTCGGAGATCTCTCCGCTGGCGACGAGCGACTTGAACATCTCGAAGAGGTCGAGGTGTTCGCCCTTCTCTTCCTTTGCCTTCACCGGCGTGCGCTTGAGCTGTTTGCGCTGACGCTTGCGGGGTTCCTTCTCCGCGGGCTCAGCCGGCGGCCCAGCTTCGACGCGGGCCATGAAGTCCGTCGACGACTCACCTTCACGGCGACCGCCGTACTGCGCTTCGATGACGTCAGTCACCGGCCGGATGCTGCTGGTGTACGACAGCTCCCAGTAGGAGTCGTCGGCCGTCTTCCTGGGCCGCAGCGTCACGCCGCCCGCCCTGGAGTCGTGGTTGAAGGTGTCCTCGCGGATCGTCACCGCGTCGTTTCCAGCCTTTCGCTGGTCGCGGAACCACCCGCGCAGGAAGGTCGCCTCCTTCGGCGAGATCTTCACCCCGGACCAGCCACCGCCCTCGACGGGCTCTTCCCGCTCCTTGCGGTGCAGCTGCTTCACGCGCTTGGCCAGCTCGTCTGGCACCTCGTCGAGGTAGGTGGCCGCGATCTCGTTCGTCTTGTGGAAGAAGGGGCGCACCGTCTCCTTGCGCCGGCGCAGGTCGTCGTGCGCGAGCACCTTGCGCGACAGCTCGCCCAGGCCCGTGGATGCGTGGCGCGCCATAGCGCGCGCCTCGGGGTCGCGATCCTTCTCGCTCGCCATCTCGTCTTCGAGGTTCGACAGGTCGGTGAGCAGCCGCGCGATGCGCCCGGCCGTCGCCTTGTCCCCGGGCAGGGTGAACTTTCCAGACTTCTGGTCGAAGTGCCGGTGAAGCTCCTGATAGGCCGCGCGCTCTTCATCGTCGAGGCCGTGCCCCTCGGGATCGGTCGCGAACTCCGCCACCCGGGACTCGAAGGTAGTCACCGCCCACTGGGGCACCTTGACCGTGGGGCCAGTCGGCTTCTCCGTTGTCACTTCTGGCGCGTTGGTCGTGCCTGGGGGCTCGTAGGCGAAGGCCTGGCCACCGCGGTCACCGGCTGCGTAGGACCGGTCGAGCCGGCCCTGCTTGTAGAGCTTCTCCAGCGTCGAGCGAATGGCGTCGCTCAACTCCCGGTCGTCGAGCATCTTCGCGTGCTCGGGGAGCGCGGCCTGCTTGTAGTAGTCCTTGAGCCACGCCACGGTCAACGAGGGCTCCTTGGACATCCCGGTCCCACTCCGCCACCGCTCGTACGCGTCGGTGATGAAGCGCGGCAGCTCGCCGGCAAACCACTCGCGCGTCTGCGCGCGGCGATCCGCCTGGCGCTGCCCGACGTCAGGGGGCTTGGCCTCGGGCTCGTGCACCTCTGTCGAGACCGCCTTGCCCTCGTCGGTGACCGTCGCCTGGATCGCCTGCACCAAAGCCGCGTTAGGCTTCTCACCGCGCAGCTCGGCCAGAACGCTCTCAACGGAGACGTCGGTGTTGAGCCACCGGTTCTCTTCCTCTGTGAGGACACGCCCCTCGTTCTGCTTCTTGGTCAGCTCGATCTTGTACTTGAGCAGCGACGAGATGGCGGTGTCGAAGTCATTGCCCTCCGCCGTCACCCAGTAGACGTTGACGGGCTTGTCCTGGCCGGGCCGGTGGGCACGCGCCTCTGCCTGGCGGAACTCCATGGCCGTCCAGGGCAGGTCATTGAAGACCACCTTGTCGACGGACGTGAGCGTAGCTCCCTCCTGCAACGTATCCATCGTCCCGACGAGCACGCGGGCCTTCTCGTTCTCGTCGCGCGTCGACGGCTTGAACTTCCGCTTGATGCGCTCGCGGGCCTCGTCGCCAGTCTCGCCGAAGTGCAGTTCGGCCAGGCCGTCCTCGCGCTCGTTGAATCGCTTGGTCAGCTCTCGCGCGGCCCCCTTGCTGTTCGTGAAGACCAGCACGTTGCTGTCGCTGCTGTCGAGGATCTCGTTGACGAAGTCCGCCGTCATCGGCGCCTTGGCCTGCGCCAGCGCGGTCTTGATTCTGCTGTAGTCGCCGATGCCGTATTGCAGCATCCCCTCGAGCAGGCCGGCGGCGCTCTCACTGCCCTCCGACGCCTTCATCTGCAACTCTTGGATACGCTCCCGCAGCGCCTCGACTGCCTCATCTGCGATGACGTCGGCTTCCTCCGGGGTCTTCCCCTTCTCGATCGCGGACGCGCGCGTGAACCACCTCTCGTTGTTCACGAGCTTCTCGTGGTCGGTCGGGAGGTCAGGCGCCCCGGGCGCCTTGTGCGGCAGCAACTGCAAGGTCTTCGGCGGCAGGTCTTTGAGGACGATGTCCTTCTGCCTGGCCAGGTAGAAGTCGCGCATCTCCGACCAGAGCTGACCGGTGGTGCGGTCCTTGATGACGTTGCGTTGGTAGTCGCCCCACTCGCCGCGCACGGTGCGATAACCGTACTTGCCCGGCCGCACCATCTCAATCTGCGTGATCAGGTCGTCGCGCTTGTTCTTGACGGCCGTGCCCGACAACAGGATCTTGTGCGGCGTCGACTCGCCGAGCTGTTGGATCGCCTTGGTGCGCTTCGCCCCAGGATTCTTCATCCGATGCGACTCGTCCATCACCATCACCTCGAAGCCGGCAGCTGCGAGGTAGGGAGTGAACTTCGCGACGGACTCGTAGTTGATCGTCGCCAGGTTGGCGTCGGCGAGTCCCAGGCGCTCCGCGATGATCTGCTCGTCGCTCTTCTCGAAGAAGCTGGCGAGCGGGTCGTACGGCTTGCCCGCCTCTTTGTCGGCCGCCTCCTGAGCCTTCTTCTCCTTGGCGAGCTTGCGCTTCTCCTTGAGCAGCGCCTTGCTGTTCAACTCCTTGCCGACGAAGTGGGTGGGGAAGAATTGGTCCGCCTCTTCCACCCAGGTGCGCCGCACCGTCTTCGGGCAAATCACGACGGTCTTCTTCCCGGTGACGGCGGCGTAGGCCAAGACCTGGAACGTCTTGCCCAGTCCCATCTCGTCGCCGAGCATCGCGTTGCCGTCCTTGTCGAGCAAGAACCGGATGCCTTCATTCTGATACGGGAAAGCCTTGAACTCCGGGTTGAGCTTCGCAGCGACTTCGGGGATCGGCTGGCGGAGCTGTGCCTGCCTCGCATCTTCCTTCGCTCGCGCCTCGTCGAAGCCCTCGGTGACGATGGTCATCTCGGGGTCGACTTCCTTGATGTACCGGAGAGCCGCCTCCGCGGTGTCGATGTCGAAGACGTGCACGCCCCAGGGTTGCGTCGTCGAGTCCCACCACGTCAGGGCCGTGAGGTAGCCGGCCTTGTTCGAGAAGATCTTGGAGAGCTTACCCTTCGGGAAACGGAACTCGATCGTGCCCTTGTCGGGGTTGACCTTCGCGCCGACCGCCTTCTTGTAGGTGCCGTCGGCCAGGCCGCGCCAGACCGCGTCGACAGGGCTCTCCGACTTGACGGCCGCCTCGAGCGCGGCCTTCTCTTCTGCCGCGCGCTCCTTGGGGGTCTTACCCCTGGGGGGAGTGTCGGGGAAGATGGCGTCGGGGATGATTTCGACGAGGCCCTTCTTGTAGGCGTCGAAGTCGAAATCGTCCCACTCCTTCAACACGTAGACGCCGCGAGCTGGGAACATGCCCAGGCCCTTGTGGTAGGCGTGCACCTCTTCCCAAACCGCACGGTCCTTGATGTAAGCGTCGACCTTGACGTTGAGGCTGCCGAACGTCGGGTGAATGCCCCACACGACGGGCATCGGGTCTTGCGGCGCGTTGCCGTACTTCGGGTCGTGCGCGGAGATGCCGGCCGCGTAGTAGTCGTGGGGGTTCTGCTCGAGGATCTGTCGACGGTACTTGTAGAGCAGCTTGCGCATCTTGTGCAGACTGCCCCGCACGCTCTCCCATCGCTCCATGTCGTGCGACGAGAAGCCGGTGGCGTCGCGCTCCCGACTGTTCAAGCGTTGCAGCTCGTACAGGCCGTCGCCGATGGTCTGGCAGACGAGCGTAGCCTTCTCGTCGCCGTACCGCTCCCCCTTGTCGTGCTCCTTCGCGTGCTCGACCTTGTGCCTCACCTCCGCCTTTACCTTGCCGTGCTTGGCCGGGTCCCAGTGGATGGTGTGCTTCGGGTCCGCCCAGAGACCACCGCGGGGGCCGATGTACGGCCCGCCCTTCGGGGGCGCCTTCTTCTTTCCAGCCTTTTCCAAGCTCTTCTCACCGTCCTCGTCGACAGCCTGGCCCAGCACCTCTGCGATCTCCGCGTTCATCGACTTGAGCTGGTCCCCGTAGGCCTCGCGCAGCCGGCCGTGCAAGTCGCGCAGCACCTGCCAGTGCAGGTCGACGGAGGCCTCGCGCAGGCTCTTTTCCAGGCTTTTCGCGAGGGCCGGGTTGAAGGGCCTGACCTGTTCGGCCAGGCTCTTCACCATCTCCGTGCCCTTATCCCGCAGCTCCGCGGGTTCGGCCTCAAGGCGCAGTTTCATCGCGGGCCCCTCTACGAAGCGTCACCCCAGACAGCAAAGACACCGGTGACGTCGGCGTCGACCGGCGCCTCCAGCTCGAGCTGGGACAGGTCGCACTCCATCAGGAGCTTCGCGTACGACGCGCCCCCGGCCTTCCGCAGCTGGATGTCGTCGGTGCTGCCGTTGAGGCGCACGACGCACTCCTGGTCGACCTTGAGGTAGAAGCCCTTGACCGCGTCGACGTCACCGAAGGGCAGCGACTCGGTCACCGTCTGGGCCACGCGGACCTTGGTGCTGGCCGCGCGCTGAAAGCCGTCGCTCTGGGTCTGAGCCAGAGTCTCGTCGGTGTCGAAGAGCTTGTCCTTGAACTCGGTGTCGTCTCCGATCCTCACGATGACCGTGTGCCTCACTCGCATGGTGTCTCCCTAGAGCTTGAGGTCGATGACGACCGCGTCTCTTCCGTAGGACTCGCTTCGTCCGAAGGGGGAGGGGGCCCCGCCTTCTCCTCCCCCTCCCGCGGCCGCAGCTGCTGGAGGTGGGCCAGCCTCAGCCTCGCCAGCTTCTTCTTCCTCCGGCTGTTCGCCGCCCATCTGCTCCGCGAACCCCTGTTCATCGAAGTCTTCCTCCCCCTCTTCACCTTCGGCAGCCGCCTGAGCCTGGGCGTCGATGCCCTGGGAGAACTGCTGCCACGTCGGGTCGAGGATGACCTGGCCCTTGCCGTCGGGCAGGGGCGGCTTGTCCTCTTCGGCGCGGATCTCGTCGACCATCATGCTCGTCTTGACCCGCTTGCCGTTGAGGTCGATCAACGCGTCCTGCGTCTTGGCGTCGAGGCCGACGAAGTCGAAGCTGAAATTCTCGTTCATCGGCCAGACGATGTACTGGTTGATGCAGTCGGCGACGAACTGGAGCAACGGGCGCAGGCCGCGCTCCTTCGACTCGGTGACCTTCTCCTTGTTCGACGCTTCCTGCATCCCGCTCTTCTGGCCGGTGTTGCCGTACTTGAAGTTGATCTCGACGGGGTCGATGGTGTACATCGCGCAGGCGACCTTGATCAGGAAGTCCATCCACGCGTTGTATTCCATATCTCTCGACGAGGATTGCATGTTGACCCACTGCAAGTCCTCGGCGTTGACGATGGGCGTCTTAAAGGCGTTTTCGACGCCAGCGACCTGGGAGTGGAAGTGACGACGGAACTGGCGCAGCTGGACCTCGGGGATCGCGCCCTTGAAGTTGAGCACGCCCTTCTGCGACACGCCCTGCGAGAACGCCTTGGTGTTGTATTCCCAGGCGTAGAGCATCGACGTGATGCAGTTGATCAGCATCTCCAGCTCGGAGGTGCCGTAGCCGTAGAGCCTGATGTCCGCGCGCGGGTTGCGCACGCCGAAGCACAGCTCGTCGGTGCGATACTCCGACACGATCATGCCGTCGTAGATCTGCACGTACTTGACGTCGGTGTCGACGTTCTGCTTGAGGTGCATCGTCGCGGTGTCGGCGAGCCGCAGGGTGCGCCCGTCGACGGCGTACCACTCGGCCGGCTTGCCCAGGCGGTTGGGCACGACCTCGAAGCCCATCTGGTCGTAGACCAGGGAGTCGCGCACGATCTTCTTGACGAAGGCCTCGAGCGTGTCACGCGACCGCATGTTGCTGGTCACGCCCGTCGTCGACAGCACACCCTCGCACCGCTTCATCCACCGCTTGTCAGCCGGCGACGGCTTGTCCTCCGCCTCACGGAGCTTGATCTTGTAGCCGAGCTGGTACCGGTCCCGCTGGGGCCGGCAGAACGCGGCGACCTGATTGACCCGCGTCTGGACAATGGTCTGCACGATCGGCATCCGCCAGAGGATGGCGTCGAGCGTCCCGTAGGTGATCGACGACGGCCGGTCACGGTAGCCCATCTGCTCGATGATCGAGAACGGGTCCCAGAAGAGGCTCTGCGGGTCCCCCTCCGCCGGCTCGCGCACCACGCCTCCGGCGCGGGTGTGATCGCGCGGGGGAGCGAGCGCGGTGTCCTCCAGCTCGGGCTGGACGTCGGTATCCGCCTGGTCCTGGTCCTTCGGGTCCAGGGTCGCCTTCGCCAGCTCCTGTAGCATCTCGCCGGCCAGGCCGGCGGTGACACCAGCCGCGCGCAGGATGCGGTCGCGGAAGCTCATGGCCGTCTCCTGCTAGTCGGGGCGCCCCACCTTCACGTCAGCCGGCATCGGGGGCCGGCGCAACACCGGGTTCCGGCCGCTGCTCTTCTCGAGCACCCGGCCAGGCACCGGCACCGCGGTGGCCGTGCCGTCACCGCAGTGCGGGCAGGCCGACAGCATGGCCGCGAAGTGACCGTTGCAGCTCTTGCAGAGCTGCCCCTGGTTGACCACGGCGCGCTGGGGGCCCAGCTCCACCGACTCTCCCTTCTCGAGGTACTGCTCGACGGCGAGGTCGGCGGCGTTGCTGTAGAGCACCGTGGCACCGGAGCCCTGGTCCCAGACGCGCGCCTTGACCATCGGCTCGGGCTCTGGGGGCGGGGGCGCGCCGGGCACGCCCACCTGGGTGTCGTGGCTCTTCTGGAGCTGGCCGGCGACCACCGCGTCGGCGTAGGCGCGGTCGCGATCGAGGCCGTTGGGGCTCGCGTCGAAGCTCTTGTTGACCGAGCGCTCCAGCGGCTTCTTGCCCGGCTTCATCTGCTGGTTCTCGTCGTCGTCATCCTCGGAGAGCTTCTGCTTCTTGCCCTTGCCGGGGCTCTCCTCGCCGGGCACGCCCTTCGGGGTGTTGCTGCCGCTGGTCTTCCCGGTGCCCTCGAGCTTGCCGCCCTCCTTCTGAGACGACACCTCGGTCGACCCGGACGGGAGCTGGGACGGCTGGCCGAGCTGCATCCCGCCGCTCATGCCGCTGCTCTGGTTGTGGACCGAGCCGCCGGGGGTGACGACGATGCCCTTCTCGAAGAGGTCTTCCTGGCCGCCCTCGTCGGCGTCGCTGCCGTCGTAGATCTCGTCCAGGCTCTTCTGCATGGGATCGTTGGCCTCGAGCCAGGAGTCGATGTCGCGACTCTTGACCATGTCGCTCTCCTCGTCGATGCTCTTCTTGGCGAAGTCGTCACGGCTGACGTGCTTCACCCGGTCACTCGTGACGTGCTCATGAAACTCGTCGTGTGGGGTCACCTTGCCGACGCCCTTGGGGCCGGTACCGCCGACCTTCTTGTACCCCTCGTCACCGACGTGCTCGTACCTGGAGACGGCACCCGACTTGTGGCTGACGATCAGCTGATGCCCCTTCTCGGCGTTCTTGGCGACCGCCCGGCGAGCGCTGCGCCCTTCGCCCCAGTGCACCCCCTCCTTGCGGTCCTCTGCCTTCGACGGGATCGCGCCCTTCCCACGCTGGCCGCGGATGACGTTCTCGTGCGCGCGCCCGCTCTCGTCCATCGCCGCCTTGGCAGCCTCGTAACCCTTCGGGTCCTTCGCTGCGCCGGGATGTGCGAGGAATGCGGCCTTCGCCTTCTCGTGCGCCTTCTTCGTCTTGTCCCGCGCCTTGATGTGCTTCTTCTGGAGCAGGTGGTCGTGATCGCCAGCCGTGGCCTCGTCGTGGAACTGGTCAGCCATCGCCTTCGCGGCCGCGCGTCGGGTCGCCGGGTCGAACTGGTGGCCCTTGCCGCTGCCGTGATCCTTGGCGTACTTCTTCGACGCGCTATCGGCGAGGTACCCGAAGAGCTTGGCCGCCTTGTGGTGCTCGTACTTACCCTCGGCCATCTTGTTGACGAGGTTGCGGCGGATGGGCTCGTGCTGCTGACGGTGCAGGTCACCGTCGTTCTCGGTGTAGAGATGCAGCTCCCTGGCGCCGTGCTCGTCGTGGTCCTTGTGCGCCATCTGCGCCTTGCCGCCGGCCTCACGCTTCTCGTCCCAGGGGATCGTGTGCTGAGGATTGGCCCACTTGCCACCCTTCGGGCCGATGTAAGGGCCGCCGCTCTTGGCGAAGCTCTCGAGCTGATCGAATGCTGACATAGCGTCTCCTTTGCCGAGCCCCTTGATCTTGCGATGCCTCGCCAAGTCGTGGGCCTGTTTCATCTTGTGATGGTGTGAACGCATCATGGCGTGCTTCTCAGCCTCAGCCCCCACGCGAGTCTGCTCCGCCGCGCTCTGACTGCGAGCGCCCGCCCGGTCGTGGCTGTGCATTGCCTCGGTGTGGTCCTCTACGGACCAGCCCTTGTGCTGCTTCTCGAATGCAGCGCTCAGGCGAGTCCCCCGCATGGCGGCGTGCTTCAACGCCCCCGTGCGCTCGTGCTGGCCACGCATGTACTTCCGCGCGCTGCGGTAGATCGGCTTTCCCGAGCTGGTGTGCCCGATGATGTTGCCGCCCCTCGAGCCCTCGCCGGCGCCAGCCTTCTCGAGTGCCTCGAATGCTGCCATAGCAACGTCTCCCTTCTTCATCGCGGCCTTCTCTTTGGCCTTCTTCGCGCGGCGTAGCCGAGCGTTCACGCTAGAAATCTCCTTGTGGTACCGCTGCGCTGCCTCGTGCGCGCCACCGTGCACGTCCGCCAGCTTGCGCGCCTCATTCCGCGCATTGGTGACGTGGTGCTTCGCCCGCTCGAGGTGATGGATATGCTTATCGTGATCCTTGGCTTCCTTGGCGTCCGTCGCTGCGCGGCTGTGCTCGCCGAACTTGTCGGCGTGGGGGAACCACTTGCCGTAGGTCGCTTGCTTCGACGGCTCCTTCCCCTTCTCCTTCTTCGAGTCGTAGTGGTGCGCCATCGCATCACTGTGCGCGGATATCATGTCGTAGTGGCGCCCGGCACGTTCGGCATGGTGGGTCGCCTCAGCCTTGAGCTTCTCCAGACGCCCCTTCTCTTCGGGCTTGGGGCCATGCCCCCGGCCGCTCTCGAGGTGCTCGATTTCTCGATAGCGCGCGTCGTGCTCGCCTTCGTGATGGCTGGCCCGGTCCTCGTGGTGCTTCATCTGAGTGGTGTGCACCTTCTCAGCGTCCGCGTGATCTGCCGCGGTGTAGTGCTTGAAGTGCGCTGGACTCAGCTGGGCACCGGCAGACGGCGCGTAGATCGGCTTGCCGCTCGCAGTGTGGCCGATGACCTTCCCGCCCCTGGAGCCTTCGCCTGCGCCCTTTTCCAGAGTATCCGCCATGTCGCTCTCCCGGTTTCCAGCCAGTCTATACTCGGCTGGCGCTGAGGCCCAGACTTATAGTCGGCCGACGATTTTCCCGACTTTCTCCATGTCGTCGCGGTGCTTGGTCTTGGGGGACTCGCCGAAGCCCAGGTCGGAGAGCGCCTCCGGTGCCTCCGCGTGGAGCTTGTTGGCTAGGGCCCTGGCCGATGAGACGTCCTTGGTGCCCGTGACCGTCAGGCCGGACGGCCGGTGGGTGATGGCGTACTTCTCGCCGCCCCGGCCGGTGACCGACTCGTGGACGCTCCACTGGCCAGCGGTGTGCTTGGTGTCCAGTTCGGTGACGCCCTCGCCCGCGGTGCGCCGCATCGCCAGCTTGACCTTCTTCGGATCGGTGTGCTGCTTGACCTCCGCGTGCTGCTCCTTGCGCCACTTCTTGTCGAGGTCGGTGTGCTTGATCTCCTTGTCGATGCCGTGCTTCTTCTTGTGCTCGGCGAGCGCCATGTCGCGCGTTGCCGGGCCGCGCCCGACGCCGGGGTGGTCGATGACGTAGTCGTGATACTTCTCCCCGCCGGGTGCCGTCGGGTCCTCGACGGTGTAGGTAGTGGTCCGGTGCCCGCGGTCGATGACGGTGGCCTCGACGTGGTGGTAGGGGTCCTCGCCCTTGGCGCGCAGGTCCGCGCGCTTCTTGGCGTCGGCCTTCTTCTGCCGCTTGTGCGCGTCCTCGACGAGCTTCGCCTCGCGCTTGAGCTTCTCCTTGTGCGCCTGGCGAGCTGCCTCCTTGCGCTCCTGTTCCTTCTTCTTGCGCATGGCCTCGCGCTCTTCCCAAATCGCGCTCGCCTTCGCCTTGATGTCCTCGTGTGAGGCCTTCGCCTCCGCCTCGATCTTCTTCGCCTCGGGCGAGAGGTTCTTGATGCCGAAGTCGGACGCGTCGGGGAGCTTCGGCAGCCGCTTCAAGCCGCGGCGCTTCGCGCCTAGATAGTCGTCCCAGGCCTTCCGATAATCGGCGGCACCGCCCTTCGTGCCCATGCCGGTATCCTTGGCCTTGTCGTTCATCTCCTTCACCGTCTCGACGACAGCCTGCTTGTGCTCCGTGCCGGCCTTCCGCTTGTCGTAGTAGGCCTGGTGCCCCTCCAGCTCGATCCGCTGGTGCTCGGGAAGATGGTGGCCGTGCTCGTCGTAAAAGGCCTTCTTCTGATCGGCCGTGCTGTAGGCCATGTGCACGCCGACGTGCTTGATGTGGCCCTTCTCGTCCATCTTCATCACGGCCGCGCCGGAGTAGGTGCTGGCCTTCGGCTTGTTCCAGCGGCCGGTCTTCGGGTTCTTGGTCTGCGACATCATGCGCGTGCCGCGCCCCTTCTTCGTTTCCAGCCAGTACCGCATCTGGGTGCGGGTCTTCCGGCCGTAGGGGTAGTCGTCGACGACGTAGGCCGTCTCCGCGCTGTTGTGCTTGGGGCTCAGCGTGTCCCCGGGCTGGTAGGGGCCCTTGCCGGCTACCGCGGCGCCAGCGCTGGTCGCCTTCCCCTGGGAGTCCTTGAAGCGCTCGTCGACCGCGGCCTTCGTCTGCTCCCGCTTTCCAGCCTTTTCCGGGGCCGGCTTCGGGCCAGGCTTCGGGGGCTCTGCCGGCGGCGGGGGCGAGTCCTGCCCGAACGCGAGCTGCTTCGGGTCGTCGAGAGCCTCCTTCGGCGCGATCAGGTGGCGCGACACGGTATCCGTGGCGCCGCTCTCGAGCCGATCGAGCACGTGCGCGGTGTCGCGCGGCTTGCTCTCGTACCCAGGAAGCGGCTTGTTGGTCTTGGCGTCGACGCCGGTGACGTCCCACTTCCCGCTGGGGAGCTTGGTCGCGGTGAAGCGCGCGTCGATGACCGCTCCCTCGTCCTGGGGCTGGTCCGCGTCGTCACTGTCGGTCGGGTCGTAGTCCATCGCCCAGGTGTAGGTCGCCTTCGCCGGGAGCTTCTGCATCTGCTCGTGCGTCGGGTCGCTGATCTCCTCCAGGTCACCGTCCTCGTCGTACTTCCCGGGGTGGTACTGCTCCCAGTGGTCGACGCCCGAGGTGCCGGCGAGCTTCTTCGTCGACAGCGTGTCGGCGACGCCCTTCGCCTCCTTGAAGCCGACGTGCTTGCCGTTGCGGCGTTCCTGCCACTTGGTGTCGCTGACCTTCACCATCTGGTGGCCTTCGCCGAAGTCGAGCGTCGTGCCCTGGGGGACGGAGTTGAGCTTGGCCTCCGCGCGGCCCTTGAACTCGAGCACCGACTTGTCCGACGGCATCCGCTCCCAGCCGGCCTGGCTCTCGCCCAGGTCGCGCTTCACCTTCTCCGTCGTCGTCTTGGGGGTGGGCGGTGACGGAGGCCTGGTCGGCGACTTCACCGGCGTCGAGGTTCCCCCGCCCTGGCGGCGGATCGAGCCCTCAGCGGCCTGAGACATGAATGTCGAGAGGCCGAACGAGGTGTGCATCTTCGACTTGGTGTAGCCGTACGCCTCACCGTTGCGGAACATCGACCACTCGCCGCTCGCGTCCTTCGTGGCGACGTACTTCGCCCCGTCGGCCATGCCCGTCCACGAGTAGGACGTCGCTGCCGGGTCGTCGGTGAGCCCGCGCTCCCCGGGGAACTTGGCCGGCTTGCCGGCCGGCTCCTTCTTCTCCCGCCGTTGCGTAGCGTCGTGCTTCTTCACCCACGCCACGGCTTCCTTGACGTTCTTGGCGCGCGTCACGAACCCGCCGGTACCGTCATTGGTGTGGATGTACTTGCCGGAGCGCTTGTCGTGGGAGATGTTGATCTCGAAGCCGCCTGGCGACGTGTAGATGGTAGTGCGTCCGTCGCTCGTCTCCGTCTTCTCCCAGCCCTTGGGGATCGGCCCCGGGTGGTTCCAGGCGCCCGGCTTCGGGTCGGGCATCCGCTCGAAGCCCGGCTCGCTCTTCTTCTCACCGATCGGCTGTAGGCCGGCGTGACCGAGCTTCGAGAGCACCGCGTGGAGCGCCTCGGGGTGGCCACGCATCTCGTGCTCGCGCCCAGAAAACCCTTCACGCGTGTTGCCCGTGCGCTCGAAGTGCACGGTCTTGTCGCCGACCTTCAGCGAGAAATCGCCAAAGCCCTCGTGCTTGAGGTCGCCCGCCGCCTTCGAGGCGTTGACGAAGTCACTGTCGACGTAGTGCTTGCCGCCACGCGCGATGTAGCCGGTCTTACCGGTGAGCTTCTCCTGGGCCTGAGCCGGCTTCTCGACGGTCGCGGCCGGCACGGGCTCGACCTTCGGCTTCTCGGCCGGCTTCGGCGCCGGAACTGCGGGCACCTTGCCCTTCGGCGGCTCGCCCTTCCACTGGGTGCCCTTCTTCTCGCCACGCTTCCCACCAATGGTGAACGTGAGGCCTTCGGCTGGGACGTCGCCCTTCGGAGGCTTCTTCTCCGGCGGCGGCTCCGCAACCTTCGGCTTCTCCGGCTTCGCCGGACCCTCCTTCACATACTCGCCCTCGGCGACCTTGCGATAGCCGCCCGGGGTGAGCCCGCCGACGGGCGTGACGACCTGGCTGTGCAGCGCGTTGTGCACGTCCTGCTCGAGCGCGGCGATCTCCGTCTCCATGCCGCCGGTCTCGCTCTGCGTCTTCCTCGCCGACACGTAACTGGCCATGTTCTCGTAAGCCTGGGCCAGGCCCTTCTCACCGGCCTCGCGTGCGGACGCAGCTCGACGACGGAGCGCGTTCGGCGTGTTGCCCTTACCGGGGGCGCCGAACTTCTCGATGAACTTCTCGGTGGCGACCTTCGCGCGCTTCTCCGTCGTCTCCGGCTTGGCGACCGCTTCCGCGGCCTTCTTCTTGGCCTCCGCCCGCTTCGCCTTCGTGTCGCGCGCCTTCTTCTTCTCGGCGTCGACCTTCACGCGTGACTCGTGACCGATACGCGTGGCCGTCTCGGTGTCGCGGCCCAGGCCGAACTTGCGCGGGTTGGGCTCGACGCCCTTCTTCGCGGCGCGGTGGTACTTGTCCATCGCCCGGCGGTAGCCCTCGACGTCCTTCTTCGGCTCCGGCTTCGGCTTCTCCCCGGGCTTCTGCCGCCGGTCGCCGCCCTGGCCGGTCTTCTCCGGGGGTACGTAGCCCGCCTTGTGCGCCTGGGCGATCTGCTTGGCTGCATACTCGCGCGCGTACTGCGTCTTGAGGTGCTTGTCCCAGGCGCCCTTCGAGGTCTCGCGGATCTTCTGCTTGGCCGCGTGCAGACCGTGCACGAGGTGCGCCTCGCGAGAATCCTTGTACGCCTTGTCCGCGTGGATGTGCAGCACATCCTTGTCGCGCTCGTGAGCTGCTTCCTTCTCGGCGTGCATGTCGGCGTGGCGCTGCTTCGCCGTGTCGCGCGCGGTCTCGATTATCGTCTTGGCGTCGTCGTGGCCCTGCCCCTTGAGCTGCCGGTCCCAGTGCCAGAGCGCCTTGTGCCCGACGTGGTCCTTCTCGCGCTTCGCCCGCGCCTTGTTGTGCTTGATGGCGGTGCTCTTGCCCTTCGCGGTGAGGTTGCCGGTGGGGTGCATCATGCCGCGCGCCTGGAGGTCGGCCTTGATGCCCTTCGGCAAGTCGTCGGCTTTGCCTTGCTTGCTGTAGACGTAGAGCAGCGCTTCCTTGTGGTCCTTGCCGATCATGCCGCGCTTCGCGAGATGGCTGGTGTGCTCCATCTCGTGAGCCTTGGCGCCGACCTCCTTGTGGCCACCGTGCTCGGGCTTCCACGGGATCGTGTGTTTCGCGTCCGCCCATTTGCCCCCCTTCGGGCCGATGTAGAGCGCCTTGTCGAGGCTGTCGACAGAGGTCTTCAAGGTGACGTCGCTCACTGCTCTCTCCTCTCGAGGATGTAGAACCCCTTAGCCAGCCTCTCGGCCACACGCTTCGGTGGCGGCGGGGCTGCGTGCTCTTCAAAGATCAGGCCGTGCTCGCGCGCGTACGCGGCCGCGGCCAGGCTTGCGTTGTAGGCCAGCGGGTAGGGCAGGAACTCGACGTGCTGGCTGTCCTTGTCGTCGTCTAGGTGCAGGCAGGCACCCTGGCCCTTCCACTCCCAGGCCACCGTCGTCGGCAGCATCCCCCGGCCGCGCAGCCGCGCATCGGCCGCCTGGAGAATGAGCCTGACGATGGCGATCTTAGGGTCCGCGCCCTGTAGCTCCGCCTTCACGAGGTCGTCGTCGAGGTGGCCCAGGTCGAGCGCCTTCTTCACCCACTCGGCGGTGTCAGACAGCTCGTAGCCCGCCTCCCGCCGCTGCTTGATCTCGTCAGCGACGTCGGCCAACTTCATGTTGGTACTGAAATCGGCACCGACCTTCTCTTCCAACTCGAGGTAGGTCTCGAAGAGATTGGGGTTATACTTCGCCGCGACCATGGTGTCCTCGCGGGAGGCGAAGACGCAGAAGACGCAGCTCAGCCGGCGCATCCCCAGGTCGTACGCCTTGTGGTGCGCGACCCCGGACTCTTCGATCTTCTTCCAGACCTTCTCTTCCCGCCAGCGGTGGATGGGGAACCAGTCGTCGACGATCTGGTTGCTGTTCTCGAGGGTGCGGCCGAAGTTTTCCATCGCAAGGCGCCCGCTCGACTCCTGGGCGCGGATGCCCATGGCGTTGAGCACCTTACCCGCCCGGCCGTGCTTCGCCTTGATGTCCTTGTTGAGCTGCGTGATCAGCCGATCAACCTCGACGCGCTTGTGGTCGGAAGTACAGAACCGACTCGTCATATCGGGCCAGGCGATGTTCTTACCCCAGTCGACAGCCCAGTCCCAGGGGTCGCCCTTGGCCTCGAGCGCGGCGAGCTTCTCGCGCGCATCGTCGACCCGGGCCTTCGCGTTAACTCGCGCCTTGTCGCTCTTCGCCCCCGCACCCTTCTTCGTCCACGTGTCGATGCTCCCCTGGAGCTTCGCCATCGCCTTCTCGTGCTTCTTGGCAACAGCGTTACGCTTATGCTTCGCGCGGCGCACCAGCTCGGAGGCGCGCCTCGCACCCTCCCATTTCGACGAGCCCTTGCCCGAGCCGATGATCTTCTCGACGTCACTGGGCTTCATGTCGTGCAGCTGGCGCCAGGTCTTCACCCCCGCCTCGTGGAGCGCGACGGTGTCGACGTCCTTCTGGGAGAGGTCGCCGTAGCGCTCTTCGATCTGCTCGATCAGGTCATTCTGCTGCCGCTGCACCACCTCGAAGCGCAGGCCGTAGTGCTCCGCCTGCTTCCGGGCGAGATCCTTCGTCCCCTCCCACTCGACGCGGCCCAGGTCGGCGTGCACCGCGATGATCTTCTCGCGTGGAAAGCCCTGACTGTCGGCCACTTCAATAGCACGGGTCATCATGGCCTGGCTGTCCTTGCCGGCCGACGTATTGATGATGATCCAGTCGTAGCTCTCGAGCTTGGGCGCCCAGTCCTCGTCGCCCTCCTGCTGCCAGGGGGCGCGGCCGGTACCGCTGCCGTAGTCAGGATGGCTCCACTTGTCGGTCGGCTTCGGCGCCTTCAAGTTGAGCGGCTCGTTGAGCCGCGCGCCGGCCGGGAGCTTCCACTCCGCCGGGTCACCTGGGTCGCGCTTCTGAGCCGCGAGTAGCCCGTCGCTCTTCGGCTTCATCTTCTGCGCGTCGGTGAGGGCAGGGTCCTTCTCGACGATGGTGTCGAAGAGGCCCAGGGCGGGCTCGGGCGCCGGCCGCTCTGGCTTCTTCCGCAGCTGCTTGCGGTGACGCTTCCGCCCGTGCACCTCTTCGCGGTAGGGGATCGTGTGGGCAGCGTCTGCCCAACGGCCGCCCTTGGGCCCGATGTATAGCGCCTTCGAGATCTCGAGCTTGCCACCAGACGCGACCCACTCCTTGATGCCCTCGCGCTTGCGCCCCGTCGTCGTGAACCGGCCGCCGTGTAGCTTGAGCCCACCCTTCGCCGTCGGGCGCAGCTCGCCGATGGTGGCGAAGTGCCACTCGGCGTCGAGTAGCTCGCTCACCCAGGGGCTGTCGTAGTTGGGCGCGCCGTCCTCGTCGGTCGCCTGGAGCCAACGGTCGGGGTTGGAGATGAACTGCTTGGCGCCGGCCTCGTCAATGAACCCGAGCTTCTGCATCTCGGCAGCCATGCCCTCGCGCCGCGGCTTCGAGATCCAGTCGTTCACCTGGCCGATGTGGTCGGTGTAGTCCATGTCGAAGACCACGTCGTAGACGTCGTCTTCGGCCTGCGCGCGGGCGCGGTCCTGGGCAGCGGTGAGGGAGCGCGGCGCGTTGTCCTTGCCGTCGCGGCCCACCACCGACGTGATGAAGACGGAGTCGGCCGTCATCTGGATGTCGCGCCCCTCGAGCACCGCCTGCACCTTGGGGTAGACGTCACCCTTCGGCCCCAGCCCCAGGAGATGGATGCGCTTCACCTGCGGGCGCGCGTCGAGAAACTCGGCGAGCTGCTCCGGGGTGGCGGCATTCTTCATCATGGGGATCGCGCGGATGTAGTCGCCGCCGACGATCTTCTCGACCTCTGCGTCGAAGTCGGCCATCGACTGCGGCCCGAGCTGCACGGCGCACATGATGTTCGCGCCCAGCTCGCGGATGGCCTTCACCTCGTGCTGGTAGCGGTGCAGCCGCTCGAGCGTCACCGCCTGGTTCCCGACTTGGTCGGGCATCACCGGGTAGAGCTGGTCGCCCAGGGCCTGGGCCAGGTCGTGGTAGAGGTCCAGGCGCTTCGCCCACTCGTCGTCGGAGATGGGGCTCGTGACCTTCGGCGGCCCGTCCTTCTGTACGGTGACCTCGGAAAAAGCGCCACTATCGACGAAGACCTTGTTGCCGTGCCCCGCCAGCTGCTTGAGCGTGTAGACCTCGACCGGGGACAGCTCCGGCGCGGTGACGCCGACATTCCAGCCAATCTCGGCGAAGCCCTGGATCTCACCCAGGTGGTTGGAGCCCGACGGGAAGTAGCCGCCGAGGTCGATGTCCGCGGCCTTCGCGTCACGACGAAGCTCGTCGAGGTCGAGCTGCGAGTTGTCCGTCACCGGCTTCTTCCTCAGTTGCTTGCGGTGCCGCTTGCGGCCGTGCTTCTCTTCGTCGTAGGGGATGGTGTGCTGGGGGTCGCCCCAGCGTCCGCCCCGGGGGCCGATGTAGAGGGCCTTCGTGATGTCGTCGCTCTTCGGGTCGAAGGTACCGACGTTGCCGATGGCGCTCTTGATCTGGCCGGGCTCGAAGGCGACGACCTCCATGAAGTCGGGGTCCTCGTCGTCGCCGTGGTACACGATGCCGTCGTAGCCCTGGTCGCGCAGCTCCGCGTAGCTCTCCGGCGTGATGGTGACGACTTCCTTGTAGCGGTCGCCCTTCGGGTCGTGGATGACGTACGGGTGCTTGATGCTGAGGTAGGCGGGGATGACATTGCCGCCTTTCTTCTCCCCCTTCGCCTGGGCGTATGACGACGCGTAGTCCGGGTCGACGGAGAAGTGAGCCCCTCGTGCCTGGCGGCCGAACTTGTCCTCGCGCGCGCCCGTGTCGAACGAGGCAAAGTCTTTCACCGTGCCGTGGTAGACCTTGAGCGGCTTGCCTTCCTTGTCGACGATCTTCGAGCCCTTGAACCAGGCGCCGAACGCCTCTGACTTCGTCGGGTGCGCCGCCTCTTCCTTCCAAGGAATCGTGTGAGTCGCGTCCTGCCACTTCCCGCCGCGCGGGCCGATGTAGAGGGCCTTCGAGAGCTTCTCTCCGCCGACCTCTTTGATCTGCTCCGGCGACACGCCGTCGACCACGTACTGGGTCCGGCCTGACTTGAGGTCCACGTCGTCGGGGTCGTAGCTCAGCGTGTCGCCGTCGACGAGGACACGGATGATTACCGGGGAGCCGCCGTGCTTGGTCGCGGCGTGGTCGGCGTACCACTGCGCAGAGCCCGGCCCGCTGTGCTCCGACGTCAGGAAGACGTGGTCGGGCGAGGCGGCCGTCATCGCGGTGGCGCCCACGTTGGACTGCTTCCCGTGCTCGCGCGCGGGTTGCAGCCCCTTCGACCTGATGTCGCTAAGCAAGCTCGACGTCGTACCGTGGTACAGCCAGACCTTCTTGCCGCGCAGCTCCGAGAGCTTCTTCCCAGAGGGATCGACTCCCTGGGCCTCGTACTTCGCCTCAGCGGCCTCCGCGTCGGCAGCCTTCTGCCTGGTCGCGTCGGCGGTCTCGGTGTGCTTGTCCTGCCACTCGCGGAACTCACGCACCGTCTCTTCGTGCTCTGGGTGCTTCGGGTCGGCGAGCGCTGGCCGGGCTTCTTCCATCGCAGCGCGCCACTTCTTCGGGTCCTTGCGCGCCATCATGTTGGAGAAGTAGCCGTGCATGTGCTTCGGGTGCTTCTTCTCCCAGGCGAGCGCAGCGTCGAGGGCGTGGGCGGGGTGCTCGGCTTCGGCGAATGCCTGGCGGTGCTGGTCCGCAGTCTCGGCCTCTTTCCACGGAATGGTGTGGGCAGCGTCCTGCCACTTCCCTCCGCGGGGACCGATGAAGGGGCCACCGCCCTTCTTCAACTCGCCCTTCGGCTCGCGGTACATGCCCTCGCTGATCTCGTAGTCTTTCTTCCTGCCTTTGTTCTCAACGTAGCCGTGGCGCTTGTAGAACTTCTTGAGTCTCGGCACCGATCCGCCGTAGTCACCGCTGGGGGTCAGCGTCATCGTCTTGCCGTGCGCGTCGGCGAAGCGGTGTAGTGCATCCATCACCGCTGAGCCCGTGCCGCCGGAGCGCTTGTCCTTCGGCACGACGACGCGCGAGAGGTTCACCTTGTCACCGTGGTGGAAGACGTCGAGCTTCACGCCGTGGTGCTCTTCGAGGTGCTTCCCCAGGGCGCGCAGGTGCTCGCGGCTTCCGGGCTCGACGTCGTGGGCGGTCCACGGAATGGTGTGCGCGGGGTCCGCCCATTTACCCCCGCGCGGTCCTATAAAAGGGCCACTGCCCTTCACCAAAATTGTGGGAGCGTCAGCGTCCAAAAGCCCCGCCTCGTCGACGGGGATGACGAACACCTCGCCGCGAGCCTTCCGCAGTGCTGCCGCCTGGTGCACGTTCGGGAAGTCGACGCCGGCCCGCGCCAGCGTCATCCCCCGCTGCACGGAAGTCGGGACTTCCGTGCATTCCAGACTCTTCTTCAACGGGCTGTACCAGCGCAGCGGGTGCCCTTGGCTCACCAGCTTGCCATTGCCCTTCATACGCTCGAGCGTCGCGAAGACGTCCCGCGCGCGCTGCTTCGGGGCGCAGCCGTTGAAGTCGGCATGGCAGTCCCCGCGCGCGGCCAGGGCCTCGGTGAGGGCCGGCACCGTGAGCTGCGGCTCCGCAGCCCCGTTGTCCCTCTCCCGGCGCTTCTGCCAGAGACCGTAGTGCGCCGACACCTCATGCTCGAGGGAGCGCTCGAGCCAGGCCTGGTAGTCCGGGCTCCGCACCGCAGGGGACCCGCCAGGGATGACGAACTTGATGGGGCCCTCCGCCTCGGTGGCGGGGGGTCCCCCGGCGTTTCCAGACTTTACCGGGGAGGCCCCCTTCACCGCTGCCGGCTGCCGAGGACGCTTTCCAGACAATCCCGGCGTCGCCGGCTGACCGGCGCCCGCCCCCTTGCGGAGGATGTGCTTCACGGGGTGCCCCCTCTACAGCTCGACGGTCCTGTAGGCCATGAAGACCTCGACCTCGTTGTCGTCGGCGAGGTTGCCGACGATCTCCCCGGCGCCGATGTTGTGCAGCACGAGGGCCTGGTTCTCCGCACCGGTCGCCGCGACGATGGCGTCGGCCGCGGCCGGGATGCTGGTGTAGGTGTCCGCGGCCTGGTCGATGAAGTCGGTGGCCTCGATGTCGCCGGAGACCTGCACACCACTGCCGTCGGTGTACTTGATGCCCAGGTTGGAGCCACCGCCGTCCTCTGCGAAGACGTTGTTCCCGCCGTAGATGAGCCGCGCGTGCCCGCCCACGAAGAGGTGGACCTTCCCCGCACCGGGCGCCGCGAGCAGCACCGCGGGGGACGCGGCCAGGGCCTTCACCTGCGCCGCCGTGAGCTTCGTGCGGACCACGCCGAGGAAGCCCTCGACCGCGTTGTACTTCGCCAGCCCCGCGACCTTGTCGCCCAGGGTCTCTCTCACCGTCTGCTCGCCCATGTCAGTCTCCCTTGCTGTTGTGTTGCCAAAGTCTGGAAAGCCAGGGCGCTGCCCTCACGGCCGCCCCCGGGTCCCCGGACGGATGGTCATCGCGGATGGGACCCGCTCGGCGCACACAGCGCACCGGGGAGCCCCCTGGCGGCACCCTGGGGCAGGTCCGTGCGTCAGTCCCCGCCTCCAGCGCCGCTTGGAGCCCCGCCCAGGCCCCGGACGCGTCATGCGGAGGAACCAGCTCTGCCTGCGCCCAGGGGCCGGACGGGACAGGGTTGTGGGCCCAGGGTGCCCCTTCTATGGGACCCGCTGGCGCACGGAGAATCACCGGGAGGGCCCCGGGGGGAGCCCACTGCGGACCAGTCCGGCTGGGGGTGGTGAACCCAGGGTCACGGTGGCGAGGTGGTCCCCACGCCGACCCGGCCAGATGGGACCCATCCCCGGGCTCGTCACCGGGCTCCCCTCCCCCCTCCCGGGGTCGCTCGAGCGGGCCCAGCACGATGGCCCACGCATCGCTCTCGCTCAGCTGCGATGCGTGTCTGCTTGTGTTCTCCGTCGTCACTCTTCGTCGTCCTCTGTCTTGCGCCGCTTGCGCTTCCCCTTCGGTGGTGTGCGTAGGCGTCCGCGCGCGTAGCACGCGCTCCCCTTCTCTAGCAGGGAAGCCGCTTCCTTGGCGACTCGATCTGCCCCCCATTGGTCTGCTAGGTCTCTGAGGTCGCTTGCCGCTGGTGAGCTGGGGAGGCGAGCTAGCAGCGCCTTGCGCAGCTCCGTCGTCGAGGTCCGTTTCCTGCCTTTCGGTGGGCGAGCGCGTAGAACCCCGGACGGGCCCTGTGCACGGCGTAGCTCGTCGGGACTGAGCACCCTTGCCCTCGAGAACCCGTCGACAGCCGGCCGTCCGCGCTCCGTTTCCAGACTTTGCCGACGCCACCGCAGGGCGCGCGCGACCAGCGCGCGCCGCAGCTCGGCACCCCCCAACGGCGTCATTGTCGGGTCGCCGCCGGAGACGCTGTTGCCGCCGTCGGTTCCAGCCTCTGCGCCACGCTTTCCAGCCTTTACTCTACGCGCTCGATTTCCAGACATTCCGCCCGGAGACATCGCCGCGGTGATGTCGAGTATCGCCGCACGCGCCTCCGCGTCGCTGAGCCTCTGTCCCTTCCACTGCTCGAGCTTTGCTCTCCACTGCTCGCGGTCTCTGCTGTTGAACCCTAACCCTCTCAGCACATCGTTGACTGTCCCTAGGTGGCGCTTGCTCTCGACGTCACGTGCTTCGTTCTCTGCGGTGTTCGGCTTGGGCTTGCGGTTGGTCATCTTGTCGAGGTTGCGCTGTGCCCTTCGCAGTGCTGTTCGCTCTGCTTGCATGTCCGGTATCTGTCCTGGGGTTCTGTAGCTCCACGCTCCTTGTGGGATGACGAGGGCTTTGACCAGCGGGTCGAGTCCGCTGTCGCGTTGTTCCAGACACTCACTCGGTGTGAGCGCTTCGTTTCCAGACTTATTGACGGTCATCCGCTTGTAGATTCCGACGACGTAGGGCCAGTCGTTCTCGTGCCCCTCTTCGGCTGCTCGCTTCTTCGCTTTCGTCCAGTAGCGTTCGAGTCCTGGCTTGACGATGTTCGCCGGCATCGCGTCTCACCCTCTGGGTGACGACGAGGGCTGTGCCCTCGTCGTTCATTGGGTTGGGTCAGTGTCTGGACAATGCCGCGGTTGGCTGCGGCTGGCAAGGTCAGTCTTCGTTTTCCCGACTTTCGCTGTCGTCGAAGGGCCCGAGCGCTTCCTCTTCGAGCTGGCGCAGCTCTGCCATCACGCTGTCGACGGTCGGCAATCGTCCGGCCGCTGCGAGATCCTCGTCGAGCAACTCCCGCGGTTGGTCGTACGCTTCCCCCGGAGGAAGTCGACCACGCGCCTCCCCTGGGTAGAACTGCGCGCCGCTGTCCGCCATCATTTCGTTGAGCCAGGCGAGACGCTCCCGTTGCTCGCGCCGCTTGCGGTACTTCTCCAGGTCGATGACCTCACCCATCGGTCGGCTCACTTTCCAGCCTTTCCACCGGTCGCATCGGCGGAGCGCTCCGCGGTCCTTCTCCCTGAGCGTAGCACGTCGAACACCAGTAGCGACCGCCCCGCTCGCGCTCGATCTCGTGTCCTGCTTCGCAGCGGTACGTGATCAGCTCCGGCTCGGGCTTCGGGTCGTAGTCGCCGAGGGCTTCGCTCAGGATGGCGTCGACGAGAGCCCACTTGCCGTCGCGCTGGGCGTCTCTCGCCTCTCGTATCACTCGCATCAGCTTGCACCCGAGGTGCCCGCCGTCGACGAACTCGAGCTGCTTGGGCTCAACGCAGCACTCCGGCACGTCTACCGCTTCCACTCCGTCGAGGTCAACCGGCATCGTCGTCTCCCTTCTCCACCACGAACCGATGCACCGCCTTTCGACGTAGCTCGTCGAGTGGCTTGCTTCGGTACACGGTCACCGGGTCGATCCACCCGCAGTGTTCGCACTCGTCGGGCATCCTGCGCTGAAAGCGCTTGCTCTCGACCTTCTCTGTCATGTCGGCACCTCGTCACTCGCGTGCTCCGCGAACTCGAAGGTGGGCCGCTCGTCCCCGTCGGGGAACACGACCAACACCGGGTTGAGACCGAAGAGCCCACCGCCGGCGTAGTTGCACGGCTGCTTGCCGCTGCACATGCCGTTGTCGGGCTCAGTGTGCCGACCGATGCAGGAGAAGCCCACCTCTCCCTCACTCGCGCCGACTGCCTCCCAGTCTGCGACGCTGGCGACGTGCCCGCAGCTGGGGCAGACGAACCGCCATTGCTCCGGGTTGTCACCGAAGCGCTCGCGCCCTTCACGTCGCCACTCTTCGTAAGTCAGCTTGCGTTGCTCTGTCATCGTTTCCAGCCTTTCACTTGAATGGTGTGAACTCGTGACGATGCGTCTTGCTGCCGTCCGCTTGCATCGCCACGTGGATCGTCCACACCACCTTGGGTGGTTCTTTGCCCTCGTCGACCTCCGGCAACCCAGGCCCCTCGAGAATGACCCAGCTGTCGCCGTCACCGCCGTTGACCAACGTCACCGACACGAGCTTGATGTCGCCCAAGTCCCACGCATCCGCCAACCTGTCGAGCAACTTGCCCGCGCTCACCAGTCCGCGCAGGTCTGCCTTCGACGCCTCGAGCGTCTGCATGAGTAGCTCCGTCGACACCATCGCCATACCTGTTTGTCTCGTCGTCATGCTGTCACCTGTCGAACCAACGCGAAGCGCGCCGGGCCTTCTCCCTCGTCGTGTAGACGAACCGTTGCGCTACCGTGTCCTGCTCTCCGCGCCCATCCTCGACGATGACCATGCGTTGCCCGCCGACGACGAAGAGCGCGCGGATCATCACCTTGCGCACCGCCGGGTCGGCGATCCAACCATAGGAGCCCTTCACCAGCTCGCGCGGCTTAGCCATCGTCGATGACACCAAGCCCCGCTGTTGCGTCGGCTCTCGTCTTGTACACGTCGCCCCCCTTCCACTGCTTGACGCTACCGTCGCCGTAGATGACCTCGACCTTGCGGAGCTGGCCGAGCACCACGAACGTCGAGCGTACCTTAACCTTTATCGGTCGGCTGCCGTCGAGCACCCACACGTGGCGAGGGAATGGCACACAGTAGCGCATGGCGTCTCCCTAGTGTCGCGTCTCGCCGTCCCCAGCTCGGGCTGCGCGGCAGCTTTCGCAGTTGCACTCGTCGCCGGCAGGGATGACGTCACCGCCTATCATCTGGGAGAGCAGATCGCCGAGGTTACCAGGCGCACGCTGTCGCCGCTGCACTGCACCGATCGCCCGGCCGTTGTCGCCGAACCGGGCCGCCCGCAGTAGGGCCACCGTCGTGCGGTCGCCGAGCGCGCCGCCGGAGCTGTCGCTGCGCTGGTCCTGCACGTATGCCGCGACCTTCACGTGGCTGCCGACGAAGAGCGCGAGCCCGATGATCCGGTTGAGCGCGGCAAACACGCTTTCCAGACTATTCACGTCGACCTCGAGTATCACCTCCCCGGTGAGCGGGTCGGGGTTGCGATCGAGCGCGTCCGCCGGCCAAGCACAACGGTCGCCGTTGACGAACTGCACCTGCACATCGCCGTCGCTGTCCGGGCCCATGACGATCACCACCGGCTTGCCCACCAAGCCCCTGCCCTCGTCGGTGAGCCGCTCGTCGTCGAGCAGCACCGCCTGCATCCCGATCATGTCGCTGATCGCCCCGTCGTTCGTCCTCGCCATTGCGTTGTCCTCTCTGCGGCTGCCCAGCCGCTGTTACTCGTCGAGCACGTCGCGCATTCGACGCTCTCGCTCTCGCCACTCTCTGATCGCGTAGTAGATCCCCCACGCGCCACCGACGACAATCACGACCGCCAACAGCATGAAGCCGATGACGTGACTCCACACGATGACGTCGAGCACGGTGTCTCTCATGGCTTCACCTTGATGTTGCTCGCCAGCACGCGATAGCCAGCTCTCGACGCGTGCGCCGCTGCTTCGCCTGGCTCGTCGAAGGGGCCGACGCTTCCCTCGTCGGTGTATTCCTCGTCGTAGTAGCACCACGCGTCAGCGTTGCCCATGTAACCGTTCACGACGATAGCGTCAGGCTTGTCGCAGGTCGGCACGAAGATCTCGTTGGCCTGGAGCGCGCGCAGGCACGCCTCCTTCGCCCGTCGAAGGAAATCGTTGACCTCTTCCTCGGTCATGCGTAGCGGCAGGTTCAACGCGCGCCGCCGCACGACCTCCTTGGCCACGAGCGGCACGACGCTGAGCCCCCACTCTGCCTTCTGCTTCTCGTCGTCAGTAGGCATCACCCCTCCGGCATCAGAGCGCACACCCAGCACAGCATGTCGTCGAGGCTGCCGCTGTTGATACGCTCCTTGTTCGGGCCTGGGCCGAACTCGATGCGCTTGGCGTTCCATCCCCCGCGCTTCGATTTCCAGACTTTCCCGACGACGGCGCCGGTCTTCTCGCGGTGGTACTTCACGCCGTATGACAACGTGCCGTCGTCGCCTTCACCCAGGGAGATCGTCCCCATCTCTGCTTCGGGCGCCTCTTCGCAGAACTTCAGCGTCGGGCCCATGTACACTTCGTGAATGCTCACCCGCATCGTGCGCAGCATGTTCTCCGCGGTCTTCGGCATACCCTCTTCGAGGAAGATCAGCGCGCCGTGGATGATCTGCCTGCGCTCGAGCGCGAGTAGCTCGAATGATCGCACGCGCTCGACCGCTTCGCGCTTGGCCTGGGCGAGCTGGTTGCGAAGGCACAACACGTCGCCGGGGTTGTGCGTGTAGCACGGCCCGAGGAAGTAGCCGACGACGGTCACGACCTCGCCACAGTCGGGACACTTGCGCTGGTCCGGGCGCAGCGACTTCTCTTCTTCGTCGAACTTCTGCACTGTCTCAGTCATCGCTCACTCCATAGCGTCGGGGAGGCGCCGCACATAGCGCGCCTTCGTCCGCCAGCTGGCGCCGCAACTCATGCACATCACGTGTGACCACTCGCTCGGTGTCCAACGCCCGCCGTTGAACGCGGAGTGATTGCACTGCCGCTGTAGCACGCACCAGTCGCGATCCACCGGCGGCTTCTGCCGCTCTTCGCACTGGCACGCGGTGCCGCCGCTCATGGCTCTACCTCGGCGTAAGCCTCATTGATCGGCCCGTGGTAGACGTTGCCCTGCACGACAGCGCGCGGCATAGCCACCTCTTCGCCTATCTCTGGATCGCCCTCGCCGGTCACGTCGAAGCGTAGGTCTAGCATCTGCGCCTTGCTGATCGCCGCCTCTTCGCCCTCAGCCTCAACGGCTACATTCACCGACGTCACCACAGGCAGCGTCACCACATAGGTCTTCATCGCTCTTCTCCTTCGGGGAGCTTGCACTCCACCTTGAGACAGTCGACGTACTGATCGCCGCACGCGAGCTGCCGCGCATAGGCCTCTTCGAGGTGCTGGCACCGGGTGAAGGCCCGTCGACACATCGCCTCGCAGACGTGGTAGAGCGGCCGCTCGTCGGCCGTCGTAGCGCACGCCCCGACGACGCAGACGTAGAACGTCAGCGGGATGAAGATGGCCAGCATGATCGCACCCAGCTCGGCCAGGTCACGCAGCGCCGCCGTCAGGATCATTCTCGTCGTCACCCACATCGTCAGCCCCCTAACTCCCGCAAGATCTTCTTCACTGCTCGAGCGTACACTCCCGGCTGCGGCGGCCGTATCGCTTTGATGTAGATACTGCGCGCCCCCGTCGGCACGTGCCGCAATTCTGTCCCATGCGACGCGGGCATATCCATGGTGTCGTGTCCGATGTCTTCTCGCATCTCGAAATCGAAGCCGCGCATGTCCCACGTCTGGGAATGCACCTTCCCGTCGTCACCACGGAAGCGAATCGTCAAGCTCGTCACGTTCATATCAGCACCGCTCGTCGTCATAGAACGCCGGCGCGCTCTCCGGCATCTCTTCGTTGGTCTCGACCACCCTGGGCGTGTCAGCGTAGGCGTCCCAGTCCGGCGCGCGGCGGATGTGCAAGTCTGGAAAGTAGTCCCAGTCGTATGGCGTCTTGCGCCAGGCCAAAGCCTTCGCAGCTCCGACCGTCGCCTCGAAGACGAGCAGCGACCCGTCGCTAGGGTCTGGTCCGCACCAGACGTGCCACGCCTTGAGCATCAGAGACCCGCACCTTCCTCACTGGGGCGGTGCGTGTAGCCGATCGACTCACCCATGCGGAGCTTGCGCGCCACCGCCTCAGCCTCGCGCTTGGTGCGACACCAGCGGGGGTTGTCCTGCAAGGTGCTCAGTTCGACCTTCATCTCATCCAGGCGGTAGAACACCTGCGGCGCCAACTTCGCCGGCCGGATGCGGCCGCAGCGCGCGAGCCTGATAGTGAACGCGGTGATCTGGTACTTGATTATGCGGAACTCGGATACCTGCCCGCCTCGGCCGCTTCCCTCACACGCTGGACACGTGAAGTCCTCGTCTTGGTCGTCGCTGTGCAGATAGCCCACGTCGTCACAGACGTCACAGCCTGCGAAGCTACCCTCGAACTCGTCGACGAGATAGAACCGATCACCGACGGTGTACGGCACCTCGAATTTAGTCTGCGCCCGCCCGCGCTTGATCGCGCTCTTCTTGGCTGCCCGTTTCGTCGCCATTGGTTGTCCCCTTCGAGTCGGTGACGGGTCTCCAACCGTCGTCGACCCAGACGAATGCTTGCTTGTCATCGTCGACGATGATCTCGCCAACGTAGTAGAGCCTCACTCCGCAGAACCTGCACGCGCTTCCCTTCCTCGTCGCCGCGATGCCGTGACACGCCGGACAGTGGATAGTGCTCGGGCGCCGCTTGTTGCCGTAGCGCGGCACTACCAGAACCTTCCCATCTGCGATGGCGACGGCGCGCCTTCCTTGAGCGTACCCGTATCCTCGTCGACGAGGTTGAACTTCGGTGCACTGGCGTCGGGCACCTTCTCTTCCGTCTTCACTGTGCCAGCGGCCACCGCCTCGAGCACGCGCTTCTGGTCGGCCGCCACTTCGGCCATGTACTTCTCCAGCTCTTCCTTGGTGAGCGCGCTCTCCTTCAACTCCCCCTTGGCGATCTTGTGGTCGACGTAGTCATCCTCTTCGTCACCGAATGAGAACGAGAACGCGCCCTGGCTGATGGCGTTCTCGCACATCCAATTCGCCATCACGGTATCGTCGTGCGTAGCCACGGACACCACCTTGCCCTCGTCGAAGGTGAAGGCGCGCAGCTCGGCGACCCACACGTCGGTCAGCTCGACGCTGCGCGTGTCCCCGCGCGGGATGCGGTACTTCTTGTTCTCGAATTTCACACGCAGCGACGGGACGCCCTTCTCGAGACTGTGCTTCTCTTCGCCAGTCTCGTAGAGCTTCACCGGTAGGTCGGTCGTGCGTATCAGCTCGGTGCCGAACACTCGCTGCGCCTGGTTCGCTTCGATGAAGATCAAGTCCGCCTTGTAGCGCCTGGCGATGCTGTTGATGTGGCTCAGCTGCACGTGGTAGTCGAGCCCCTTGTCTCGGAAGATGTCCAGTATCCACCGGTTCTCGAAGACGTCGATACCCATCGTCCAGATCACGGTGTAGTCAGCGCCGGCCGACGACGACAGCGCGATGTCAACGCCCATGAAGACGCTGCGGATGCCTGCCTTGCGCCAGAACTCGATCGGCATACCCAGCTTGACCAGCGGCTGCTCGATCGGTGAGCCCTGGAATAGCGTCGAGGGGAACAGCGACATCTCGTCGCTGACCGGCACGCATTGGAACTCGCGCGCGAAGCGCACGGTGCCGATCTCTCGACGCCTCTGCTCGAGCCGCTCGCGGTTGTAGCGCTCCGGCCAGAGCACGCGCCCGGTGTCCTCGTCGAGGGCCTGATAGCGGACGAACTTATACTCGACGTTCGTGCGGAGCTGGGCGTAGAGGTCCGCCTCGTGGAACGGCGTACCGACGACGATGATCTGACCACCCGGCACGATCATGTTCGTGATGGCGGTGTAGAAGTAGTCCACGTGCTTCTTGCGCACGGTCTCGCTGTAGGCGTCCTCGTCATTGAGGCCGTCGTCGACGACGATCCACGTTGGGTGAGCGCCGCGGACCTTGGTGCCGAACCCGCGTGCGTAGATGCGGTGGCCGTTGCTGAGCTTGATTGCCGTCGACGACCACATCGTCTTGTTCTTGGGCACGAGGTGCTGGAGCTTCGGGTTGCGCTCCAGCTCGTCCTTGATGTCCTGCAAGATGCGCTCGGCCTGGGGAGCTGTCGCCGAGAAGATGAAGCCGATCCCGTTGGGCTCCTTCGACGCGCGCCAGATCGGATAGGCCAGGTCGAAGAAGAAGGTCTTGGAGTGGTCGCGAGGCGCCATGATGCAGATACGATGGTGCTCGCGCACCAACGCGTCCCACTCTTCGTGATGGCGACCGATCAGGAACCTGCCGTTGTACGGTGGGTCAGGCGGCCCGCTGAGCACCTCGCTGGCGAAGAAGGCGCAGCTGTAGTCGAGCAGCTGCTGTAGATGCTCCCCGAGCTTTCCAGCCTTTTGCACCTCGACCGCAAGCGCACCCGCGCCGTCGGTGACGCCGGCGTTCTCCATTGCGGTCTCTAGCGCGCTCGGCTTCGGTGAGAAGCGGCCGTGCTCGTCACGCTTGGCCGGGGTCCTCTTCACCGGCCGTCGGCGGCGCGGCTTTTCCTGACTTTCCATCCTTCGAGTCTGCCTCACTTTCCAGACTTTGTCGAACCTTGGTCTCTGCCTCCGCTTGCGTCAGGCGCCAGCGCAGCACGTGCACTTGTTCGTCGAGCGCCTTGAGCATCGTCGTCATCGACTCCACCTGCGTCTTGCAGCTCTCCACCTGCGACTCGAGCGCAATCGCTTGAGCGCGCAACGCGTGGACCTCGTCCTCGTAGCGCCAGTCTCTGTGTTGCATCAGTCCCTGCTGTGAAGAAGAGACCGGCAGCTCTAGCTCATTGCAGTCGGGGGGGAGGACCGCGCCGAGCGTCGAGCTGCCGGTCATGGCTTGGGCAGCCACACCCATCATACCGACGTCACCCATGCCGTCAACTCCAGTCAGAACGGCACAGCGTCAGCGTGCGCCGGGTTGTTACCAGTGGCCGCCAGCGCGACGAGAAGCGCGATGTCGACCTCGAGATCTGCGACCTCACGAGCGGCCTGGACAGAGACCTCTACCTCAGCCGCCGCCTCTTCACGCTGCTGCTCACGGCAGTCAGCGACGTGGTCGCGCCACATCTCCTTCTTGATTTGGTGCCAGAGCCCGAGGATGGTGTGGCGCCGCTTGTAGCGCCACGTCGACGGGTCATCGCTCGCGCTCCACAGCATCCCGTAGATGTCTTGGTAGGTGAACCCTGTGCGGAAGTCGTCATATACCAGTTCGCAGACGGGACAGACTTCACACACGTCGTCACCTCACGGTTGAATGATGCCGACGCCGATGGTGCTCTCTGCTTCCTTGCACAGCAGATCGAACGCCACCTGGCCGATGGTCCCTGTCCGGTAGTAGCCCTTGATCTCGCCGAGCACGCCGCCCGTCTTCACCATGAGCTGCCAGCCCATCCGCTTGTAGGCTCGCACCGACACGCCGAAGCTCTGCGGGTTGGTCCCCATCAGGTCGATCTGTCGACGGAAAGCGGCGCACTCGTCGATCATGCGCCGGCACTCGTTCACCGCCTGGTCACCTCGCGTGATGCGCTCACTCTCGGGGAGCTTCTGCGCCTCAGCGTCGAAGATGTGCGGGTTGGGATTGTCCATGTCACCACTCGCTGGGGATGCGTGAGCGAAAGCAGCTGATCGTGTTCGGGCGCCACGGCCACGACGAGCGCTGCCCGCCCTTCGTCGACACGCCCTCGTCGGCGGGCCAGCTCGGCTCGTCACCTGGGCGCAGAGAATGGATGCCGGAGTGAAACAGCCCGATGTTGAACGTCGACGCCGCCACGCGGCAGCCGAAGAAGTCGACGCACTCCCGGGCGAACGCCTGCCCGCGCTCGCGCGCGAACGTCGAGCACGTCCGCCACCAGACCAAGCTCTCGGGGCGCATCCTCGACGACAACGCCACCATGGGCGCGTGCCAGGGATGCGTCGGACTGGTGAAGACCACGCGGTTGATCGCCTTGCCGCCGACGTAGACGCGGCCGGGGCTGCCGTGTCCCCAGAAGTGAAGCTCTGCGATCGGGTCGGGCTGCTCGATCAGCGCGGCAGCTCGCAACGTCGACGACCAGTCCACTGCGGGGATGACGACGTCGAAGCGGCCGAACTTGCGCGCCCAGTAGGCGCCGAACGCCCAGGTCTCGTCGAGCAGCCCAGGCGCCCGCACCGCGTCGTATATCAGAACTCGCAAGCCGTTCGACATGAAGCGCCTACCCTACCAGTCCGTCGTCACGCGCTCAACTTTCCTGACTTTCACTTGCGCTTGCTCCCGCTGCCGCCCTTGTTGTCCAGACAGTGGCAGCCGTACGACCACGTCGGTGCGTCCGGGTGCTGGGCACGCCAGCACGCGTAGTCGCACGAGCCCCATCCCACGATCAGCAGTACGAGCAGCAGCAGCCATCCGAGCGCTTTCCAGGCTTCCCGCCCCTTCTCGTCGCCGTCGGTCTTCTTCATGGCGCCTCCCCTACTAGGTAAAACACATCAGCGCCGCGATCGTTACGGTGGCGCGCCGGTCCTCGTCGGAATCGGCCCATGCAATTCCAGACTATTCACTGCGGCATGTCGGCGAGCTGCGCCCGCCAGGGATCGCTCATACTCTCGGTTGGCGATGGCGAGCCGCTCGCACACCCGCTGCTGCACCAGAGCTGTCTGCCGCTGCTCAGCTACCTGACGACGCAGGCGCTCCAGCTCGCGCCCCTGGGCACCGTTTTGCAACCACAGCCAGGTCACCGCCGCACTGGCGACGAAGGCTAGGACAGCCACGGTAGCCCAGCGCAGCATGTCAGCGCACTCGGCTTTCCATCCACGCCTTGTAGTCTTCCAAGAGCTGGATCAGGTCGGTGGCGTCGGAAGACCGGAACCATTTGGTGGTACGGTCGTTCCGCGTCTTCCGGCCGACGGAGAACGACGTGCGGTAGCCGCGACCGTCAGACAGAGCCGCCTGACGGACCTCGAGATGAAGGTCGCCGTTTTCCAGAGTATCGACAGTCTGCCAATCCAGCGGCGGGAGCGGCGGCCGGTCGCCTCGACCGTTGCCGCCCATGCCTCTGCCGCTGCCCCTGCGCTCTTGCGCTCCATTCCCACGCACGTGACCTCCTAGCGCCACCAGGCGCCCTCTGTGTTGCCCTCTGCGGCTGCCTGAGCAGCTGCCGCGCCCGCTGCTTCCCAGACGCGCGCGGAGGCCGCCTCGAAGGCTTCCTCGCACGCGTCGATGCCGATGAAATCGAGTCCGTGCTTCACTGCCGCCACCCCGAACGCGCCGCTCCCCATGAAGGGGTCACAGAGTATATCGCCGGCGCCGGCACTTTGACGAATGAGGATCTCCGCCAGCTCGACAGGCTTCTCGGTCGGGTAGCCCCGCCAGACCCTGGGCACCTCGAGCACGTCGTCGATCTCGTCGAGCGCCGCGGGCCCCTTGAGCACGTCGGGCACGCCCAGGTCGGCGAGCTTGCGCTTGCCCTTCTCGGCGAAGAGGATGAACTCGTAGCGCGCGCGGTAGTGGTAGCCCATGCCGATCTTCATCTTGTCCCAGACCAGCCGTTTCCAGACTTTGAAACCGGCGGCCGCCAGCTCGGGCTTGAGCACGTCGCTGGTCTCGTCGTCGCACATCACGTAGCAGTGCGAGCCCGGCCGGAGCACGCGGTACAGCTCCGCGCAGAAGTCTGGAAAGCGGCTGTTGGGGAAGATGTTGAACCAGTCATTCGAGCTGGCCTTGCTGTGGCTCAACCGGGTCGTGGTTCCACGGGCGCGGTGCTTTTCCAGGCTTTCGTAGGCCGGGTCGGTCACCACGATGTCGATCGAGCTGGGCGCCATCGCGCGCAGTGCGTGCACGGCATCGCAATGCAGT